AAGCACTATACTTTCCCCATCCCATGTTATCATATAGGTCTTGCATACTTTCATCAAGAGTCTTTGGAGACATCCAATCAAATAAACTAAAGAAACCTTTTAGAAAACTCATTTTGATCTTACTCCGCTACCAGCAATTAAGCCTGTTAGCCACAAGGTTGCTAAATACGTCCATATATTCATGGGAATATTAGTATGAAACAAAGTGTTAACTGCCCATATGGTTATAAATGGACAAACTATAACAAGTATAACTATAAAAATTAAGAACCAAACAAACATATCAGTTTTCATTATTTTCCTTTCTAATTTGATATAAATTTATGCCCTTTTTAATATTTTTAATAACTTTGATTACTTGTGCTACCAGAGGATCATAACAAGCATTGGATTGCTCTATGGTCATAATCATATCATCAGTTATCCGGTTGTCAAGATACTCTAAATCATGCTTTAATCCTTTTACAGCCCAAGTTCTCAAATGTAATTCATTTTTGAGTTGAATATTTTCTTGTCTAGCATGATAGTCATTTTCAATCCATGGAAAATTTCTAGTTAGTTTTTGATAAAACTTTAGATTTTCTCTATGTCTTTTGTTGCTGGTTTGAAGTTTCTTAATCTTTTTTTCTAGTCGTTGAATTCTAATTTGTTCCGGTGATGGTATTGAATAATTTTTCTCATCTTTTTTGTCAGGAAAAACGGGCCATTCTAATGCTAGTTCACTTAAAAGATCATATGGTTTTTTGTGAATTATATCGGAATAAAAGGGGTCTTGATCTGATCCGGTAATTTTATGATATTTCTGAGGCCAAACTTTCCACAATTCATTCATTATAATTTGACCATACCTTAATCTTTCAGATTCAGGTTTATCTCCTTGGTCTGCATATATTTTATCAATATTATCAAGAAATTTTTTATATGTCATTTGAATTACTATTAAAAAATGTTTCGTTACCTAAAAAACCTAGTATAAATCCCATAGAAAGCATTGCTGCAAATGGATCATTCCAATATAAACAAGAAAGTATAAAAATACTAGCAGCACTATATGCTACAATAAGTTTTTGAATTTGTGATTTCGTCATTTGCCCAAAAATCTTTCCTCTAAAAACATAAAATATCCATTATAAAATACTCTGCACATTATATTTAATAGTTCTTCATCATTTTGTGCGTTCTTGATACTGTATAGTAAATATTCTCTTTTTCTAGAAAATTTTGGACTACTCCAATCTATTTCATCTAAAAAAGTTTCAAATTTTTCTCTAATGCTCTTACTCATACTAAAATCCTTAATAGGCAGGTGCGGTATGTCTGTTCGTTTCTGCGACGTATCTACAGTTCCCATGCTCCTTTTACTTTCCTTACCTAATAGGATTATTTTCCTACCTTAACTATTTCAAACCCCCAACCCAAAAATCTAAAATTAAAACCCTTCCCCCAATCATATGTATAATAATATAACTCCGTTGTTAGATCAAGACTCACGCCATAGCAATATAAATCATCAGACGGATGCCAATTAATATCCATCTTAGGACGTTTGTAGAATAAGAAATTAAAAGGATGAAACCATTTTATTTCTAAATTATCAAACCATTGAGGTTTCGCCAAATCCGCAAAATATTGATTCTCACACTCCGCACTACAAACCCAAACTCCATTATTCAATTCCCACCCATTATTGTGTTCGACTACGGGACAAAAATAACTATCATTCACGCTAGTTTCTCTTTCACAAGCATAAATAGTATCTCCACAAACAACGCACCTTTGAGTAAGAGCATTTGGATCGCAGCATTTGTTATCAGTGTCCATAGTCTGTGTCTGTATAAATCTCTGGATGTTTATTTTCAAGAATCTCTGAATCGTCCTCTATACCACAATGATACAATGCGTATTGGTAAAATGCAAGACCCTCAAATTTGCTTTCCGGCCATTTCCCATAAGTTTTGTCATAATCTACAACTATAGAGCGTAGTTTATCTAAAAATTCATGAGTATACATCATAACACTTCTGTAAGAATTCTCCAACTTTTAAGTTTTAATCCCTCGTTAATAATTTCTATTGGTTTACCCTTCAGTTCGTCAATAGTTTTAACCTTAGCATCTTTGAGTAATTGATTGATCTTTTTTATCATTGCTACTCTTTGATTTGAGCGATCTTCTTCTGTCCATTTAGTATATTTATCAACCCAAATATCTTCACTCCATCCACCATCAATAAAGTCCACACATCCTTTTCCATCAAAACTTAATACAAAAGTAACACCAAATTGCATATCTTGGTATCCTCCATATCCAAAATAAACACTCTCGATTTTACCAAGTTCTTTTGTCATATATTATTTATCTGTTTGAGAATTCCACTTAAATTCAACTTTTCCTGTATCATCCACTATCACCCAATGGGCCGCTTTATTTATAACGGCTTGTTGTTTAACTTGATAATCTGTTAAACGTGTTCCACAAATATAACCCCAACAGAAACCGGAAAATAAGAGTAAAATTGCTGGTATGAAAAACCGATTATCATTATGATCTATCATATTATTGTTGTCCTATAGAATTCCACTCAAATTCTACTGTTCCATCTTCATTAAGAGTCCAATGTGCGGCTTTATGTTCAATCGCTTGTTTTTTAAACTCTTGCGATGTTATATGATTGCCCAATAAGACGCCTAACACCAAAAAACATAAACACATAACAGCACAAATACATCCAGCACCTTCATGTTCATACATATCGTTTACTCTTTCAGTAAAAAATCATTGTTTATGGCTTTGAAACTAATTTCTCCACATATACTACGAATAACAATTCCCTCACGATCCTGAGAATCTTTCGCAGAAGGGAAGTGGGTTTTATATTTGCCTTTCGCCATTTCTAGTAGATCGGTCTTAGTATAACTGAAACTTGAGCCTTTGTCAACTATTGGCACAAATTTGAGTCCTAGACTCTCTACTATTCTTTGAGAATCATCCAAACATAATTTATGATTAGTGTCAATATTTACCACATTAAAAACAAATAAGTCGTGGTCTGATAATCCAAGGGGATTTTTTTGGATTCCCGGCCCAGCACATTCTGCTTGAAGTGCTATTCTATGTCCTTTATTCCAGTAGTCCCTTAAACCCTGTTCAATATTATATTTCCTGCTCAATACCCAAAATTTATGATGTTCACTTTCCTTATAGCTATAATTACGCCCACAAACATGATAAGTTTCATCTTTAGGATCAATTAAAAACGTACTAGAGGTTCCATCTAATTTAAGACTAATATAGTAAGGCTGTCCAGTTAATCTTTCAATAAATCCATACTCATCATCTAATTGAACCCGCGTTTCATCTGTTTTACTTATGGGCCATATGAATTTCTTAGCATCTCCAGATATAGAAGTTGGGATGGGAGGATCATATTTTTCAATACCTAATAATTCAGTAACATCAGAGCCAATACTCAATCCTGTTAGATTAGGAAAGACACTTGTGGGCAATGCCAAGCCCTGACTAAGCTGCTTTTTTAATTTACAGCTTTTCAAGCGATACTTTTTCAGACTATCATTCCAACAACTCTTACGAAGAAATTCAAACTCTGGAATTTCTGGAAGTAGACTATCAATCTCAAAAAATACACAAGTATCACCGGGTTGAAATTCACCCTTTTTACTTACAACTTCCCAACCTAAAACACCAACAGTTTCTATACTGTCTGCATCTGGTATGGGTTTAACGTATTTAACGGTTTGTATGCTTGCTAATTTTCTCATTTTATGTTATTCCTACGATCCAGCCGGGACTGTCATCAATCCATATATCAACAACTATATTTTGTCTTTTTATAAAGTCTGCCTTGGGTTCATCATAAGAAAAATATGTTTCTATACCTTCTGGTAGAGATTTCATAAGTTCTTGACGATGTTCTAGAATATTTCGTCGTGCCGTAATACAAATAATATTATGACCATGATCTCGTGCTAATCTTATTACCTTGTCCCAAAATGGAGGATCGGCAGTATATGTATCGTCATAATCTATAGCGATTGTGAGTTTATTCATTTAGTTTTTAATTGTTCTAAGTATTTTACTCTTGTGTCTTTTAAATATGCTTCAGCAATGTCAAATAAATATTCATAATCATCATTACCAGCCTTTTTTATTAAAATAAGGTTTCCAATAGCAGCATCTAGATAATCCTGCCAAGAATCTCCTTGTTTAAGTGTAAAATATCCCATATTATTGTAAACCCTTATCAATAGCGTCCCAATCAATATCACTATTATGATTGTAAAATTGATGCTTACAATCTTTGATGCCACCAGATAGTTGTTGAGTAGATGGTGATCGATTATTGCACCATACAACATAAGGCTGTGGATGATTAGGTGGTGGTGATGTTGGAGACAAAGGAGATTGTGGATTATTAGGCCATGTTATCGAAGGAGGATTATTATCTTTCGGAATATATGGTTGAAAATATCGTAGTTGATCTACTTTGGCGTTTAATTCTTTTATTTGTTGTTCAAGATTAAGAATCATTTGCTTGAGAACAGCCAATGACTGGTGTACATTATTTGTTTTCTTTTTACTAGGCTTTTTACTTTTCTTTTTCATTGCGCTTTCTCGTAATGAGTTTTTGAGTGTTGTTCTTTAGACATTGTTGTTGTATTTTGCCAAATCATAGGCTGATCTGTACTAGGCCATGCCGGTTTAAACCAAGGATCAGGACATTTCTTTGAATCTATCTTAACATCTTTAAAACGAGATTGACTGTATCTTAATTGTTCAATTTGAGCAACTAATTCTTTGATTACTCTTTCAAGATTAACTAGTGACTCTAATATAACATCAATCTTTTGTTTACTCTTAGTTTGTTTCTTTATCTTCTTTTTCATAAGTATATGCCTTTATAATAGGTATAAATTGATCTATAGTTTCTCCAACAGAATCTTTAGATCTTCCATATTCAATAAATAACCAACCATTCCATCATGACCATACTGATAATTTAGTAGGAGAAAAATCAGCAATTCTAAATAATCTATCTCTATACTCTACTATACAGGAGATAAGAATATCACCATCAGTACGAGAACGTCTTTCATTTATAATTTTTATTGAGACCATTCCTGTTCTAATTTATCGAGTGTTAGTTTTACTAACCCATTAGTATAAAAACAATCAAAGTCAGTATTGGTTATTTCTTTATATTTTTCAGGCCAAACTTCCCACAAAACATTCATTATTGTTTGACCATATCTCCATTGATTTACTGCTTTGATTTTACCATTTGATCTTGCTGCTTGATGGCTCAAGAATGTATCGTCTACTTTTTTTAGAAATTCATCGAATGTAATCATCAGACTTCCAGTATTTCGGCAATTCCTTCCAACACGCTTTGTCTAACACCCTTGCTCATATTACTTAATAGAATATGATTCTTAAAAAAATCTTCGCCTTTTGTTTTTACAATAACACCAAAAACATTTCTTGTCCATCCACTACTTAATGAGCGAACATCTTTAAAATCAACCTCTACATTAAAACCAAGATCTATTTCATCAAGTATAGACTTACGCAATTCAGCAGCAAGTTTTGTGCTACTTAAATCGCTACCATACATTTCTTTAATTTCATAATAAATTAACGGACCCTTCATAGGCTCTCCATGTTTTTTTCTATAAGATTAGCGATAGTCTTAAAAGACTTACCAGTATCATTTAAATCAGCAAGACAATATTTATCAATACCATAACGACGATCTTCTATCTCAAATCGTCCAATAGAATCATTAATTCCAGCCCACTTCATAACAATCGCAGGAAGTTCACCTTCTTTTCTATTGAAAGTAACACAATTAGTAGAGTGTTTGGTACAAACTTTAGTAGACAAAGTTTTTTTATGATTCTTTTTCATATTATCATTATACAATTCACATAGAACACCCAAGCAACAATGCTTGGCTTGCCCATTATAGTTTACTTGTTTAAGATAGAGTTGTCCCTGTTTATATTTTTTGCTCCTAAGAGCCTTGATCCACTTCTTAGCAATATCTTTTTTCATTGTCTATTAGCCTTTCTTGCCGGATCACGCCTTTTCGGCTTATTATGATGAGTAACCTTAATAGTTTGTTCAAAAGTATACGGATATATATTATTGATTCTCATCGTTGGAATATTAGTTTCAGCATATCCAAAACCTTCTATCCATTTTGCTGTATCATTTATAATTCAACTACAAAAATTTGTCCACTCACCCATATTGTGTCCATTTCCTTTCAGAAATAATATCCTTAAACTTTTCTCCAGCAGGAGTTAGTTGCACCATTCCATCAACACAGAAAATACAACCATCCTTATCGCCGGGATTATCATATCTATCACCACCTTCTTCATCATAGTGGTCAAAATACAAAGAAAGTCCAGTCTTTTGATTGAAAGCGTTTTTTAGAGAAGTTACAAGTTTGTCATAGGTTTCAAAAACATTCTCTGCTATTTGTTCATCAACAACAATTTCATAAATTGCATCAATAACATAGTCCGAATCATCCCAACTTAACCATTTTCCAATATTTCCCCAACCAATATCTTTAAAATACTTAGCCTTCTCAATAGCCTTGATTTCGTCTGGACAAATTTTCTTCAAATCTTTGTATTCAATAACAAAAGACCCAACCGCAAAACTGCCCATTCCCATGATTTGTTTTCTCCAAAGGTATAGCACCAGTCTACCACAATATCGTCTTGTGTCAACAGACAATTTAAAAGAAAGTGGCGAGAGTGTTTAATTCCCGCCACCGATTCTTTTGTTTTTTATTAAGTGAGTTATTCAATAGTCAACTTCTTAACCTTTTGTATTTGTGCAGGAACTTTTTGCAAACCAAACTTTACTCGCAAAATACCATCTTTCAAAGAAAGAGTCGGATCTTTATCATTAATATCTTCTGGCAATCGTACAACACGCCTAAATTCTTGGCCACTCAATTCTTTGATTGCGTAATTATCATTTTTAGACATATAATCTTCATGCAAAAATCCACCAACAGTAATCAATCGACCATGTTCATCCTCTGTCAATTCAACAATCAAATCTTCCTTAGCAACACCCGGAACACTATATTGAAGAATCCAAGAATCTTCAGTTTTAATAGCATCCATCAAAGGATAGCCTCTACCCTTTTTACTCAATCCGCTAAAAAAATCATGCCCAAAAATATTATTCATAGCATGATCTAATTCTTTGCTAATCTCAGAAAAAAGATCAACTCTACGAGGGGCAAGATAACCATTACGAGAAGGCAATGTCATATTCATAATAACCTCCATTACAAACTATAACCATAGTTTATTATGTAAATTAGCCCATATTCATGGCACTAAATAGATCACACGATCTACATTTGTATAGTATATATTGGATTTTGGTTGTCAAGATCCCTTGTAATATTTTTCACATCGTTTAACAAATTCTGGAAGCATCTTGCGAAGATTGTGTGGAGTCTTAGTGAAAGTTTCGTAATTTTCACTTTCGCATCTTCCAAGAGCAATCTTCAATCCCATACTCTTATCAAAAGTATCACTCTTGCGACACATAGAATAACCGATATGAAAATTGCCATTATTTCCCTTCTTAACAGCAACCAACATACCCATAGGCTTTCGCTTCTTATCACGAAGATAACTAACAAGAGTAAACGGTGGAATAGTCATATTTAATTCTCCAAATAAGTGTTGATAAAATCGGCCAAACCTTTGAGTTTTTCTTTAGACATTTTTGCTGTGATAATATCCCATGAAATAACATTGCTCATGGTAAAATGATATTGATTGTTAACAAATTTTTCTATATCAAAACGATAAACATCACTTTTATAAGAATCTTTTTCTACAAGATTAGTCATTGATATTTTCCTTCATCCATTTTCTACTATCTCTAAGATATTGAATGATATAATTTGCAGCATTATTAATGCTGTTATTAGCAGAATAGTAGGCATGAAGCATATGTTTAATTGTCATTTTTTCAGCATCATTTAAAGATTCATTAACCAAGTCATTAGATTCACCATATTCATGGTCAATATAATCTGCTACTTTAGCGGTAAAATCTTGCAAAGTATAAATATTTGAGTCCACAAGTATTTCCTTCGTGATAGATAGCATCGTACCACTACTATCGGTTGCTGTCAACTGGAACTTTACAGTTTTTTTGTAAATATGATACCTTTTGTTTTTGGGGGCTGGAATGGGTTGATCAAATTTTGTAATATTACTTACAACCAAACCGTACTTATTTTTATCTGGATTCCAACTACAAAATTCATCAAATGTCTCCTACTGGGTTGGTGCTAGTATACCATGCTTATCGGCTATCGTCAAGTGTAGTCTTTAAAAAATCTCAGTCGGGCTTATTATCTTTCTTAAATAAAACAAATTAGTGATGCTCCATCCTACCCAAACTATTGTCATGGTTATTCTTCTTTTAAGAAGCCTTCATTTATTTTAACTCTAATACCATCGGTATGAAATATGCTAAAATCGGTTTGATATAATGGAAGATTAACTCCAATAACTTTTCTACTTTTATGACATCTTAGCAAACAAATATCCGCCCCTTCCCCCGGTATCCATTCACTATAAGTAGCAGCAGAAGTATCTAATACTAGTTCGATTCTATCGTTTTCTTTGTCTATCCATATACCAGCACATGCTTTATATTTTTTGCTTTCCTCTACAAAAGCATCCCAATCAAAATTTTCCATAGTCTTTTCCTTTTGTATTGAAAACCCGCCCGTAATTGAACTTTTGCGGTACTTAAACCAGCAGAGGTTTGGCGGGTGCCTATCTGCGATCAACTAGACAGAGGATGTTCATTCATCTCTAATTTTGGTATATAATAATCCTGAGAGTTAAATGTTTGTAGCGGAACATTTATTATCCATCACTGTATTATAGCAAAAACCTGTGGGTTTGTCAACCGCTACTGACATTCTCATGGGTTTTTTGTTTTAGGTGGCTTATGGTTATTATTGTGAAAGAATGTAGTAAGTGTAAAGAACATAAAATTTTAGATTGTTTTTATAACGCAAAAAATAAATTATTTAATAAAACTCCATACTGTAAAACTTGTAATTATTTAAGCGATATTGAATATAAAAAGAAAAATAAAAATAAAGTATATAAAAGACGTAAAAAATATAGAGAGAACAATAAAACTAAACTTAGTAAATATTTTAAAAAATATCTAAAAAAGATAAAATTCTTTAAATCTAAATCTCTTCTCCTGTATTATAGTCAATTACGGGCTTTTTACAAGCCTCTATCATTCTTTCTAAGTTCCACTGCAACCCCTCTAAATCATCAGATATTGGATGGGCCGAACTCTCAGAAATATTAACAATGTCTCCATTCTCGTCATAATAAACCTCATGAATACCGTAACTAATATCAGTATCTCCAAGAGGAATTTTAGTTACAGTTTTTACTACTCTATAAGACCAAGACATAATTTAATCCTTTTAGGTTTTTAGACCCATTTTTTTCATCTCAAGTAATGCTTCAGCATTACCTATAGCATCATTTACCGGATTGTGGTCGTGAACTGTTTTTCTCAAATGTTTCCAAGATGATCTCATATCTAATTTCATACCACAAAATAAGTCACCTATTCTTCTGCCAGAATATCCAAAAGGATTTTCTCCAATAAAATAATGAAAATAATAATTTATCCACTGCCAATCGTAACAAGGATTATCACTTATAAAAACGGGTTTGCCGTCACTATTTGTTTTTAGCCAATAACTAAATTTAACCATTATATCATATGGATCGTCAAAATTCTCGTGTTGTTCTCTAGAGAATCCGCTTATTTTTAATGTGTCTGGCTGATAATTTTTAGAAATAGGCTTTGTTTGTGCATAAAAAGTTTTGTTAAGATTTTCATCAAAAACTACTGCCCCAAAACAAATCATACTATATTCACAAGGAATAGGCCCATCGCTTTCAACATCAACAATGATAAGAGACATTATTCTATCTCCGTAATACTCAAATATAATTCTGTTGTTAGAATCTCGATAGCAGATATTTCATCTTGTGAAAAAGTATCATCAAGAAACTGAGCAAATTCACCAACATCACCAATATGAGTTGGAGAACTAATGTCATTAGTATTTTTCCAGAACTTTAATTGTTGTTCTAGAAATTCTATAACTTTAAGTTGTTTAGTTGTTGGTTTCATTTTTAGAATCTTTGGACTGTTGAGAGAGAAAGACTAAATAGAGATTCGCAAGATCATCAAGAGAATAGCCCTTATTATGTGGTATTCCCCAGGTTGTCTTATCTTTCATATTTTTGTGCATAAACGATAACGAGTCTAGAATCATTTCATAAAAATATTTCTTCAGATTCTCTTGGTCTACACTTATCGCTCTAAGTGCGGACTGAATCTTATCATGGTTTATGCTCATATTATGACTTTCTTTTGGACAACTTTTTAGATTCCACAGTAGACTTATTCTTTTCATCTATTTCTGGCAATTCCAACTCATCAAACTGTGCTGATCTAATAGATTCCAGCATCTTATTCAGATTTTGTAGCCTCGTCACCAACTCCTGACCAACATTAGTTTGTTTATCGGTACTCATGACTCTTGTAGTTTAACAGAAATTTTTCTTTTGTCAATCGGGTATGCCGTTCTCTAGTCTATATAACATAGCCTCTATTTGAAAGGTATTTTGCTCTATAACCATTTGTCGTGGCGTTTTATTATCAAATGCCGGATTAGGAGAGTCCAGCCAAGAATCAATAAATTCTTCTCTTACTATCTGTTTTAGTCTTTCTTTAAGTTCGTCTGTTGTTTTCATTTTACTTCTTTATCCATCCGTTGTGTAAGTTCACAACATATTCCGCCGTTTCTCTATCAATACTACCATCTGGAATAATGTATTCAAATTCATCAATTCTTTCAGTATCCCCAACTGTATTTTTATATAGTATTTTTTCAGTTGGAAGAATAATTCTACACCAACAACTTTCTCCAGTATTACAAGTTGTTAATTTCCAAGGTATAGTCAAACTATACTTGTGGGCTTCGTCATAACTATTAAAAATTTGTTCAGACATTAGTTATTGTTACCTGTATGCTATCGAAGACATGACATACCGCTTCGTATGGGTTTATTCACTACCTTAAATCTAAAAGCATATTCTCCATCACCATATTCTTTACACAGATATTGGTATAGAATATCTCTAACATCATCTTCTGATAAATCAATCTCTGTTTTATTTTGTATTTTCATAAATTTTAGGCATTATTTCTTGAGTGTACCAAATAACACGATTCTTATCTGCTAGTATATGCTGTTCGAGATTTTTACGTTCATCATAATCTAACTGCGAATATCTTTTAACAGCAAAATTTTCCCAAGTTTTAGTATCATAATCTCCAAAAGGAGAATTGGCTTCTGAATCTTTCCTATATTCATCATACAAATATTCCAAAACATCTCGTACAACAACAACTTTAGTATTACTATCAAGACTATCCCAGTGTAGACTAATCCAGTCTTGAACTGCTCCCGGAACATAAGTATAACGCCCAAGAGCGTATCGCAATGCTGACATTACCATAATGCCACCATTAGTATCGCAATCAAATTTATTTATCTTAGTTTTTGACATAATTCAATCTTACTTGTTTAGGTTGGACAAATTTATTCCTGTACTTTTGTTCCCATATCATACGGATAACCATTTTCAGGGTCATCACTATAAACTCCCTCATAATCATTATCCCACCAAGGAATTTTACTATCGGGTAATACACTATCTGAGTCAGTGGTCATATCATTCTCTCCACAGTGCCACTTGGCCCATTAATAATCTCTAATATAGCTCTCATACTCATATCAACATCATAACATAGAGTTGCAACTTTTTCGTCATGATAATCAAATTTTATTGCTATCAATTGAATTTCTTCAACAATAGTTTTTATATCTTCTATTTCTTCTTGTGTTAACATTATTGATTTTTCCATGTGTTTTTTAATATCTCTAATACTTTAGATACATTTTCCTCTTTATAATATGGATCAATTTCAGATTTAAAAATTTCATAATATTTTTCTTTCCAAACATTATGTAAAACATTCATTAGACTTTGACCATATGTCCAATTAAAATAACTATGGGTTTGATTTACTAACTTAATAAATTCTTCATAGCTCATAATCTGATCTTTCATTTAAGTTTTTTAATGTATCCATTATATCTAATAATAGATCACTATCAAATTCTTTTTCTATTGGAGTAAATATCCATTCTTTAGATTGGTTAAGCATAAAATATCCATGTATGCTTTTATATAAAAAATTGCTAACCTTTTCTAAGTGTGGGCCATTACATTTCCAAGGAGTTATACAGTTTGGGCATTCCATAATATTAAAATGTTTTAAGTTCTATGTTACCATTATATATTTCCAAAAATGAACAAACTTTTTCTGTCCAACATCCACTATTAGCATACCATACTTTATGATTTTTGTCAACCATTGGATTATGTGTATGTCCTAAACAAACACAATCTATACTTTTGTTTAAAGCATATTTGCGAGAACTATTAATCATATTTTCTGTACATCTTAAATATGTTTTAGATCTTTGTTTAAGAAAAACGGGCAAATATTTTTTGTCAAATTTTTGTATGATACGATATAAAAAGTCTGCTAATTTTGATGTATTGGGATATTTATAGATAAAATCATCAAATTGATCACCATGTAAACATAGTATAGTTTTATTACCACTAGAAAATACATATTCATTTTTAAAATCAACACCAATAAGATGAGATACTATTTCAGCATCACCATCATGATTACCTCTTATCCATATTATTTCGATGCGTTTACTAATGTCTCTTAGCAAAGATAATATATCCCAATGACTTGTTTTTAGTCTACGAAAATCTAAATTATCAAAGAAATCACCATTGATAATTAACCTATCAGTTTTTGTATGTACTAATTGTAAAAAAGTATATAATTTTTTACTCTCACACACACTACTGCCTAAATGAGTATCGCTAATGATAATAGCATCATTTTTTATCATAAAACTATAGAATAAAAGAAGGATAATCTAATATAATATCTGAATTTTTTACTACATTTTTTTGATCAATTTTTGTAGGAAAATTAACAGAAGATTGGGTTATTTGTTTATCTAAAAAAGTATCATTTCTAACTGCTGTTATTTCAAATACTTTTGGCATACTAATGTCATTAATATAGATCACAAAGAAAATTTGAGCAAAAGAAAAAAGCAGCATTTCAATCTTATAGAAACCCTGCCGAAACTTTACGGAAGTTGATTTAAGTTTAGATACCCGCGACTAAACACCTTTCGGCTCAACTATTGGATTGTATCCAATTATCGTCATTTGTCAACGGTCAAATTGCAATAGTTTCAGTTTCCAGTTCATTCAGACATCGAAAATCATATTTTATAGGTTTCTAATTCATTAAGGCAAACAAATTTAGTGTCACCATATTGGGTAGTCTTACTAACATGATAATGACCATGAATAAAAAGCTTTGGTTGATGAATATTATACAATTCCCCTAAAGCCCAATTAGTTATGTTCTCATATATGCGACTATGAGGACCAATATATCTGGAAACCATAAAATCTGGACAGTCATGTGCTAATACAATATCTGGCTTAATTTTTCTATAAAGTTCCCTAGCTTGCATAAATTGCTCAATAGAAAGCTGCTCATCTTCAAAATAATCTATACCTATAGTTCGATATTGTCTATCTATACTATAAGCACCTCTATAGTAGAAAAAATTTACAGAATTAACACTAGTATAACCATAGTCGCCTAGGTAATGAGGAATATGAATAATTTTATCCATATTATCATGATTGCCACTAACAATTTTAAATTTATCTGGATCAACATTATCAAGCGTACTATAGTCAAAACCTAGATCACCAATTTGTATTATATATTCATACCTATCTTTTTCACGAATAATTTCATGTAAACGTCTGTACTTGCCGTGAACATCACCCAAAATTGTAATTGTTTTGCTCATTATTGGTGTATCTTGTATTGCTTAGGAAATATTTAGAAGAACAATTTGTTGATGGAATGAGTTGGGATAATTATGGTTTTTATGGTTGGCATATAGACCAACTCAAGCCTTGTTCAAGAGACATTCTTAAATCTTGTAACAATCTCAAATTACAGTAATCATTTTATAAATCCATATCTATATTGTGTTCATTAATTAGTTTATAGAATTCATCTTTTATGCGATTTAGGGCATCATCAGCATCTTTAAAGTCATTGCCATATTTATGCCAACAACGCAATTGTTGACTAAAATCTAACAAAAAAGATCTAATCTTTGGTACATTATGAAAAAGTTCATAATCGTCTTTTTCTTCTGGCATATCAAATTCATATATTATTTTCATATTATATCGTATTTTGTTCCATCAAGAGGATCATTATCATAAGGATATTTAAAACAATCTAATATAGTTTTACGTTTGTCGGAGATAAATTTAACAATTTCCATAAAGCAACCTTCACAAAAATCAATTCTATATTTCTTACCATCATTTTTTGAACCATAACCCCAAATTGCTTCTAGAGTTGCAGATTCAGTGCCAAAGTTATCAGTTGTACAACATTTTCCACAAGCATCACAATATATTTGATCTTCAACTTTACGAATAATTTCTTTATATGTTTTCATTTTAGATCTATTAATTATCGTATGGTTTAATAATCCAACCCATCTTTAGTAAGTCATTTCTAATTTCTGTTGTAACAAAACTTTCAGAAACAAATCCATCCATATTATCAGATGCTATACCAGAACAATAAAAATCCATATAGTCTTCATTCATATCTCTGATTTCAGCAATTAAACCACCAGAATATCTCCAACTACAAGTCCACTCTTGATCATTTTTAAAAAATCTATTATTACACATACTAGCATATAAATTTTGAGCATAAGATATGCTGCTTTTGCATTTATGTATAATGTCTAAATTTCTCAACAGATCATTTTCTAAATCTTCTTTTTGTATCATAGGTCAACTCTATTTGCCGTATTTACTTTTTAACAAATCAACTATTTGTCCAGCAGTAAAACAAACAGTATTTCCTCCTAAATAATATTGTGCCGTTAATTCTAACATACTATTTACATGATTAGGGTCGTTATAAATTTTAGACCATTTTGGTTTATATTCATTTTTGATATATTCACCAACACTATCATAGAATCTATTTATCATTTTAAGGGCTTTTTTATTCATACAATATTGTCGTCTATATTAGAGTTATCTAACCCAAATACTTGCGTAAAAGTATTAAACAAAACTCTTTCGTGAGCCTCTATTAAAATAGATAAACCTTCCAGCGCATTTGCTGTTTCATCTAAAGTTAATTGTTTTTCTAAGATATCATTTGCTAAGTTTCTAAGATGCTTAGAAAATATGCTTGTTAGCGATATTTCACTTTCTAAGTCAAATCTATTTTTCATAGTTTATACTCTGGTTGGTGAACGATAAAATTGACGTATAGTTTCCCATGCGGGTAATTCATAGAATGGATCGCCTTCGTTTAAGCAAATACCATTTTTATCATAAACATCATAAAATGAAACATTCCGCTTATCATAATCTTCCCAACAATCATAATTTGCCCAAACTTCAAACATAGAATTTGATGCTGTACTGTTGTTATCAAAATGATAAACTGCCACAATTTCTGCGTACATATAGCCTCCTTGGATACTACTAGTATATCACAATCATCGGCTTTGTCAAATACAAAGTTTAAAAATTACAAGCAGCCGACCTATGATTATATATTAATCCCTTTGTTTTTCATATTCCTGAATATCTATCTGAAAATCTTCAGTTTCTCCCAAAACGACAGCAGCACAATAAAGGATATGTTCTCGCGGATCATTATCGTCTTGGATAAACTCTTGATAACTTACCTGTTCAGTATCGCTATCAAAAATATATCTGGCACATTCCATAGCGGCGTCAACATAAGTCAATTCGGTTTGAGTTTTCATATTGTCTCCTAAATTAGATTACCAATGATGTATTGTATTTGCTATAATAAATCCACAAGTGATAAAGTTAATCAAAATTATACATAGTTTTATCCAAAATGCTGTCCACGCTTCTACTTGTGTTAAAATAGGAACATGTGGGGCATCTTCGTCTGTTTGACCAACTCTATGATCTATTGCTCTTGCTAAAATTAGCAAAATTTTTTTGTTTGATAGTTTTTTCACAGTTTAAAAATTTTATTTATTAGTTTGGGATTATTTGAGTATTTTATATTGATATTGTTTGACCAGAGCAATAAAAATATACCAAAAAATACAAGCCAATTAGTATTAGTAATAATTAAATAACAACCAAAAATACAGAGCAAACAACTTATAAGTAATTCCATAAAAATTTTATTCATTAATTTCCTCGTTAACAAAGTCTTGAATAAATTCTGCTAATTGTAGCAATTCACTTTTTTCCATTGATATCTTGTGAGATTGATTATTTTGATGAATCCACAAATTAAAGTAATCATCTTCATACCTACAAATTTTGAAAGTTTGTGCCCAACTTTCATATGTGCTTAGATACTTCATATTACTTCCATCGTCTTGCAGGATCTCTTTTTGAGGGTTTAGTATAATAACTAATCGTTTTTGTAGTAACAGAATATGGTAAAAGATCTTTAATATCTTGTGAACTAGTTACAGGATTATATTCTGCATAATTTGATATGTTTTTTTTGATAGCTCTATAAATTCTATAAAATAAATTCATGCTTTTTCCTTTTTAAAAAATATCTTCTTTATCATTATGAATAAAATCATCTTCTAAAATATATTTAGAGTCATTAATATCTATTTCATCATAATCATCTTTTGGATAATCTACAAAACTCATTATAATTGAAAGAAATCCCAAAATTACTATAAAACATAGCAAAGAGATAAAAAAAATTTTGATTTCCATAGTTTATATTTTAGTATTTTGATTTGATCAAATTCTTTAATATAGAAACATATTTTTCTGCATCACTTCTGGTAGAAAATTCTGTAACAATATTTGATTTGTTATTTTTAGAAATAGACAAAGGTTTACCATTTTTTGTAACAATAAACTTGTCACCATAATTCATGATATCATAAGTATCTTTCATTAAGTTTCTCCTACTGTGTAGTAGTTATTGTATACCATTTCGTAGTTTTTGTCAAGGGCTACGACATTTTTAGATTTTATGGTTGATTATTATCTGTAATTTTTAGTATTAGATGATAATACTTTTGTTATTTAGTGCTTCTAGCATTGTCTTTTGGCAATAAATCATTATCTTGTTTATAATTAGGATTAGATGGCCTACCATTTCTAGCTAAATATAAAAAGGCTTTAACACGCGCTATTCCACCAATCATAAATACGAACACAAATCATATATCCTAAAATACTAAATAAAACTAAACCAGCCATTATATGTCACCTACTTCCATAAAATCCATATCAAGATTAAGTTCATCCCAATCATTTTCTGTCACATTACCCACCACAATATATGTATCATCTTTATAATAATCTTTAGATCTATCATATTCTATATAAAAATCCTCAGATTGAGCCGACTTCATTTGATTAAGATCAGTCACAAGTTCTTGAGCTTCTTTATGACCAATAACAGTACTAAAACATTTAATAAGGATCATCATTCTTTTTCTCCAATAGTCTTATAAATATAATCGGCCAAACCCTTCAAATCTTCCCTAGATAATGGTGGTTCATCAAAAAATCCGTTTCTAGCATGAAAAGCGACATCATAATCTTTAGTTCTTTGATTAATTGGATTTTCTCTTTTCTCAATAAAGAATTTTAGATAATCACAAGTATAAGGATTAGTATATTTCATTCTACCTCCCAACTTTCAATTTCCATATCATAATATCCATTACGATAATAAGACGTATCTCCATAAGATTGTCTTTTACATTTAGCCAATTTGTTATCGGCTACGAACTTTCTTGCGTCATCGTCATTAGAAAATACTCTTACAATTTCTTTATCTGGATGAGGCAAAAACTCTCCACCAATAGTATCCTGATAAACATTTTCTTTTTCGCCAATCACAATATAAACTGTCATACTTTTTCCTTGGCCTGAAATTGAATTATTGGCAACCGACTAGATTGTATCAGTTGATCTAAACTTTGTAAAGAGGTTGAGTTTAAAGTTCGTAAATAATCATCAAAATTATTCCAATCTTTTTTATCTATCATTAACCAATACTCTCGCTCAGAATATCCTAACGAATCTTCATTGTGACATTCTACTCGACCAGCCGCCCAATTATCTCCATTTTGTTCTATCCATTCTTGGTTCATTATAAGTTCTTGAACCAAATAGTAGTGCCACATAATTATTCTGGTTTCTCCACCAATTTAACAATAGTTCCATCTTTAAACTTTATTTCAATCCAATCTTTCCAAGGACTATCAAAACCAGTATAAAATACTCGTTGTATACTAATTATAGGACAGGTTTTCTTGCCTAGTCGCCCCATTAGATAATTAATTAGTTGATTCATTTTTCTCATAAAATATTGTTCGGTTTTATCTACATCTTATCACTAGAACTAACAGCGTATGCAACTTAATCATGCCTTACTAGTTTGCTGATAGCAGACCGGACGCACCGAAACCGGGATAGCGTAAGTATACTATGTATATCGGAATTGTCAAGCATAGCCTTTAAAGAAAAGCCTTGCCCCACATATATTTACCATTAAGAGTTTTTCCAAATCTCTCAATAGTAAAAATTGTCAACTTAAAATCTTCTTTATAAATACAATCATGACGCTTAGACCAATCAGCAGCATCAGCCCAGTTATTAAATATCAAACATTCTGGAAATGGGCCAAGATTGCCAAGATTAGCAATCTCAATAGGATCAAAATACAATACTAGTTTATTCATTTATTTTCCCCATTAGGATCAAATCCTATTAATTGATAATAAAACTTAAATAAGTTTTCAATACTCTCACCAATTTTATGCCACAATTCACTATCAATATCCAGAGTATCTCTATAGTCTTGCATACAAGAAATAGCGATCATAATATCTTCAGCAAGAGTTGGTTTATTTAGATTGCTCATGATTTATAGTATTGCTTTGTTTAGCGATGTTTTATCTATAATAGATATATTGCCGTCAATGTCTTGCTCAATGTATAGATTTTTGGACTCATAGATTTTGATTGGATTCTTAGGTGGGCCATTATTTAATTTATCCCACTCTTGTTTAAGTTTATCAATATGATATTGAACCGCTTTATCAGTCATAATCCATATCCTTTAAGAATATTTGTAACATAATTTTGTGTTTTAATAATATCTATGGCTCTGATAGCATCTTCTAGAGAAACAAACTCATTGGGTAAATTAGAATATGTGACTACTGTATTATTTTCTAGAATAATGAATTTATTATCTTGTTTAGTAATAGATAGATTCATTTCTTTTGCTCATCAAAATAGGGAGGTAGTGGCATCCAATGACTACAGGGAAACCAATCATCATTAATATCTCCATATTCCATTACAATAGCCTTGCCGTCTGTCCATTGACCTTCCCACCATCCAAGATTTACTTCTGTAAGAGGATCATCTAAGTAAAAAAGAACACGCTCCCCTTCTTGTGGTAATCTCTCTATTATAGAAATCCATTTTGTATTTATTTGAAATTTTACCCACTCAAACCATTGATCTGGAGTAAAATTATAGTATCCTTCTGGCCCTTTGCTGGACAATAATTCTCCAAGTTTCAAAGCAACATTTTGCCATTCATTAGTCATTTCTTTACCTTTTGTCTCTATTAATAGATATTTGAATAGTACCAACAATCAATCCTAGTTTTAGTTCTTTTAATTCTTGATCGAATCTACTCATAATTTTATCAATTTTTTCTTTTAAACTCATTTTTTGTCTTTAAAATTAGTTGAAACTCTATCCATACTAACTTGACTAATTATACCATTCTGAAATTCAATTTGCATATAACTCTTAAAAGGACGAATAAGTTCTATAATAGTATCACCATCAACTCCGTCCTCTTTTAACCAGTTAAGTCTTTCTATAAGTTCATTTAATGTCATTTCTTTTCTCCAATCTTGATTGGTTTTATCCCATCAAATCCCCAACAATCTCGTATGCTCCAAAATAGATTATCATGCTCTTGTCCGCAACATTCACAAATTTGTTGATAATCATATTCTGTTTTACCAGCCCTATCCAACCCTTTATAATCATAGCCATAAGGATCATACCCGTCCAGATCATAAGGATTTTCACCAGCATATTTCTCAAACCAGTTTTGGTCTTTTTGATATGCTACACTAACTGTTGGACTATATTTGCCTTTCATTTATCATACTTTCTTTTTAGTCTTAGATAAGTTTGATATTCAACATCTTGTTGTTTTCTTTTTGATTGTTTGGTCTGATTTCTGGTTTTCATTAGTTTCTTAACTCTAGCATCAAATTCTTTATCATTTTCCCAACGCTCAATATAAACATCAAATTCACCAGTAAATTTATCTACCCAATTATTATCTTCTACCCAAATTTCATAAGCATCTGGAAATGTTTCCTGATAATATAGTTGAAGTTCTAGTATGCGTTTAATTATGTCGCCAAAATTTCCTGTTAAAGTTGAAAAATCAATAACTCCAACTCGTTCTTTTACTTTTTGTCGTTTAATTTTTATTGTCATTTCTTTCCCCAACTATCTATAAAAATAGGATTGCCGTGTTTATCAGTTCCTACTATTGGTCTAACATATTGCCATTCTGTGTTTTCTTCTTTATCTTTACAAATTGAACACTTATCATTAGTGGACAATATTCTTTCTTTAGCATCTGCCCAAACTTTTCCACCATATTCAGCCATCCAATCTTGATACGCTTGATGGGCCGCTTTGCTACTTTTAAATCGTTCAATTAAATTAAATTCAAAAGTATCTAGGCGACGAATAATATCAGTACCATAAACCAGTTCGTTACCTTGGGGTTGGCCGTATTTCTCAGAGTATTTCATTTAACAATAATCCTTACATTTTAAATGAATATTGTGATTATAATCATAATCATGTTTTTTGCTAATTGTTTCAACGATATCAATAGATTTATAGTAGTTTAAATCAAGAAGTTTAGAAGATATGAGATTTAGAAGTAATTTTGGTCTTAGAGATTCGCAAATGATTTCATAAGCATAATCTTCTTTGTTAATAGTTCCAAATCCATAAACACAAAAACATTTATTTGATTGAATAGATTCATCAGTAAAAATTTGTAATTGATCCGTAAATACTTGTAAATCTTTTATATATGATAAGTATTTAGAAGGCGATTCCAAAAATTGAATTTTTTTATTAAAACCATCAATAAATGCGTTAACCGCACTTTCATAATCTTTATAAATAGTCATTTGTTTCTTTCCACTAATTTTTCAATACCACCAGAAGCCCCACAAATTATCTCCATCATTACTTTATTACATTCTAATATATCGTTATAAATAGTTTGATAATCTTTCCAAATCTCCAGACTAGGGCCGCTTGCAGATAGGGACAAAGGCATTTTACCCAATCTTTTTAGACTATCTAACTGTTCATTTAATACAGTTTTAATATCGTCAATATCTTGATTAATCATTATTTTTCTCCAAATACTTGTAAATAAAATCGGCTATCTAATCTATGGTCGTTCCATCCTTGAGACAATTATAGCAAAAATGATGGACATAATTAGTCCTATAAGACTACCACCAAACCATGCTCCTAAAGTCCAGATAATTGCATCTCTACTAATCATTATTTTTTTCAACATTCCTTTCAAAGATTTAGCCAAATTTTCCACATCATCAATACCCCCCCACATATATTTATATCCAAAAAATGACCCATTCTCAATATACCGTTGGTAACTTTCTAATTAGTCTAGAATTAGATCAATTTCATGCTTATCAAGATTAATATTCATTTTTCTCAATAGTCTTATAAAGAGTGTTAGACAAAATAACTTGTTGAACGAAATATATTATTTTAGTTTGCATTATTTTTCTCCAAATAGTTATTGATAAAATCGGCCAATCCCTTTAGTTCTTCCTTGGTTAATTTCATTTTCATCCATTCCCAAGAGATAGCATTATTAATAGTCAGATTAAGTAGGCTACCATGTCGTTCAAGATCAAACCTGAAAACATCTGCCTTATAAGAATCTTTGATTATCAAACTCATTATTTATTCTCCGCACTGGATTCCTGTTGTAAAAACTATACCCTTACGAGACAGAATGGTTTGTGGTTGATCGAATTTGTTAATACGGCTAACCACCCATCCATATTTTGGCTTATCATCTTTCCAACCATACTCATTAGTAATATGAACACAATGTCTTTGATAATCGAAAGCCCAGTGGCCTTTATTCTGGTATTGAAAACAATGACTAAAAGTTATGGTTCCAATAATTCTGCTCTTAAACTTAGCCGATTTCCCCGGAGTCTCAATCAATGCCAACTCAACATTCTCATACTTCTTAGGTAGGCTATATGATCTTGTTTCTACGGTTTTAGATCCATTCATTAAAAGATGACTCCAAGGAGTCTGTATGTTTATACCAGTCATTCTTGCACCAGAAAGTTATTGATTAAGTTAGCCAGTTTCCACCATTAAATAAGTTTGTGTTCTTTTAAAATCTTGTACAAATTTTCCATATCTTTTTCATCCAACCGTAGTTCTTCTGGATAATCATTGTTGTAATTGAATATTCTAATCAAATAAGGTTTGTTTTTCAAATTAGGATTGTAATGAATTTCTATAAGATCATAATCCAAATTTAGAGTTCTGATCTTTGTCATTTTTTGTCCAAGCTTTATTGTCTGATAAATATTGCATTATCTTATTGCCCACATTATTCACACTATCATTTTTAGCATAATAATCATCCAACATATTCTTTATAGTATATCTTTCATCTTGAGTTAAATCTCTTAATGAAGATGACCGATTTCCCCCATATTCATCATCAATATAATCTGCAACAGCCAGCAGAAATTGATTAAATGATAGGTTGTTTGATTTCATTCTGATTTGTGGGTTTGTTTTGATTTGTGGGTTTTCGGTGTATTCTACCATATGAAGTATCGACTGTCAAGGAGACAAACATGAGAAAATGTCTAGATTGTGAAATAGAATTAGGTCAATGTGGAAATGCTAAAAAACGATGTGATTCTTGTCAAAAAGAATATCGTAAATTATGTTGGAGAATGAGGGAGAAAGATCCAGCTAGAAAAGAACACAATAGACAACGAAATAAAAAATTTAGAGACGCTAATCCAGATAAGATTAAAGAGTATGCTAAAAAACATAATGATAATTATAGGAAGGGAATCAATAGACAAAATTATTTAGCTAAAAAAAGAGAACTGAATAAAAAATATTACCATGATAATATCGAAACTAAATTAGCTCAGGTATTGAGAAATAAACTTTGGAAATCACTAAAAGACCAAAATACAAATAAGCAAAATTCTGCATTAGAATTGGTAGGTTGTTCTAAAGAAGAATTAATAGAACATATACAGTCACAATTCAAAAAAGGTATGACATGGGAAAACTGGTCTTTAAATGGTTGGCATATTGACCATATTCGCCCAGTATCTTCTTTTGATCTTTCCGATCCTGCTCAAGTTAAAGAGTGTTTTCATTTCTCTAATTTACAACCATTATGGGCTATAGAAAATCTGAAAAAATCAAATTCGTGGGAGGAAGACCCGCAGGATGATATATTCTTTTGATTTGTTGCCCATTCATGCCCTATTTACCATAATTAAAGAATTGATTGTGTTGAATAGACGGTTGTATTTGCCTTAAACGGTTAAGAATAATGGTCAAATTTTTAGCTTCTGGAACTATTTTTTCATGCAAAGTATCTCCAATAATCCTTTTGATCAGAGCAATTTCTTTATCTGTCAACAATACATTTTTATACATTTTTCCCTCAAATACTAACTTATTCTTCCCTTATACCTCACTATACCACACACCATACCATTTGTCAACACAAGCCTTATATCGACAGTTTGATAAAATACTCTTTAAACTATTTTCCAACAGCCCCCTCGTACCACGGCATAGCATAATAAGTGAAATATAATCAAATTAAGGCTAAAATATAAGCTATTAGCTCAAAAAACCCTTATTTGTCGGATGTATATGATTTGGAAGAGGAAAAAGAAGGGGTATTTTTAAGGGGAGATAATGATTTTAATAGATAAAAATGCACAGAAATCATAGAAACCAGAGTCAAAACAGCAATAAATACTAGATTCTGGATAAAAGGAATGTAAAATTCGTTAATTTTTGATTTTTTCATTTTTGATCTCTAATTGATAGTGCTAAAGATTTTATGATATGATGCAGATAGGAATCTTATGGACTATTAAATTTGACCAGTATCCCATATAGTATGTATAGTAGTAGTAGTAATAATAAGGATAGTAATATTATGTTTTGGTTATATATCATAACAATGATTATTTCTTGGGAAAAATTTTATCTATAAAATATGTTATTAAGTCTATGACTATAACCACCATTACAATACATAATACAATACTTATAACAATATCAGTATTATTAATAGTATATATAAGCTCGCTGACTATTTCCATAAATTCGAACTGGATATATTAGGTATGACAGATCGGTTCTTTCATTAGTAGTATAACTGAGCCAGACTATGATTTCAAGAGACTATATTTTTATGTTCTAATTTAGGAATAAGACTACTAGTATCATCATAAGGTTTTTTAATATCAATAACTATAATATGATCAGTCAAATCAATATTATTATTATCTTTCCTATAATTTGTAATAGCCTCATGAAATTTTTTACAAATATAATTACAGTCCATTGTGGGTTGTAACTTGATACTGGTGATCATAATACTTTGTTACTGACTGTTACCATAAAAGCCGAACAGGATATATTAGGTAGAACAAAGCAAGAGATGGGAATCGAACCCACGACATTTTGATTGGAAATCAAATACTCTACCAACTGAGTTACTCTTGCTTAATTATTATTTTAGATTTGTGCTATTTAATAGTAATCCTAATATAAAAATGAGTAATACAATAATAATTATATTTATAATCAGCGCCAACTCCTTACTCTGTACCATTTACCATTACGACCTTGAGCAGCAGCATCTCCTGTTAAAACCATATTAGTTCGGGGAACACAAGTGTTACAATATCTACTGGACCCATAACCTATTCCTTCAAAATTTCCTATGGTTCCCCATACATGAGATGTTATGTTATTTGATGCCATATAATTTGCTTCTGCCTGACAACGATCTTGATCACTATTAGTTATAGTACTAGCATAACTTTCTACCCTTAAATTTTGCTGACTACTATAGTTAGGCTTGGATGCTTCAGCATTTAATGTTCTAACAAAAATTAAACATAAAACTAGCATAAGGTTTTTCATAATGTCCTCCTTGAATTATTATTGTTATTAAGAAAAAACCCCCGAAGACTCGGGGGAATTTTCCTAAATAAAACTAATTTCATCGCACAATATTACGAACTCTGGATACTGTTTTCCTACCAACATTACGAGTAGCCTCAACAGTGCGACGAGTTACTGTAACAGGAACACTAACTACTTCTTGTGTAACATTAACAACTCTGCTACGAAGAGTACAAGAATTTGAGGCACATTCTCCTGCTACAACAAATGAGCCCGAAAGAATAAAACATACTGCCATTACAAATTTAATCATAATTTTCTCCTGGTAAAGTTCTGTCGCATCCATACGACCGTTTTCTATATAGTAAAACTATCTGATGTAGTGGTCAACATTGGTCTTTTAAACACCATTTACTATGCTGACTACAACCAAAAAAACCAAATCCGCTAGATTAGCTGGGACTAACCTAACGGACTGGTTTTATTACTGATACTATATTGAGTTTAAACTACAAAAAATTCAGTATCAGGTTTTTCTGATGTGGTTATTTTTGATCGTCGTGATAGTTTTGTAATTCTGCCACGATTATCATTATGACAAGCTTCTAAAAAGCATTTGCCCTCATGATTATCTTGATAACCTTTGAATTTCCATTCATAACTTTTTATGATATCTTCTGGTAATGTAGAGTTATCATAAATTTCTCCTTCAACATCAAAATAGACTATTCTACGAAATGTTCTAGGCATGATGCTGATACTCCTTGGTTAAAGTTGCTGGTTTATCAAAGTCTTCCCAGTTATCAACTAAAATATCAGGAGCCTCTTTTCTTATTTCTGATTCTAAAGCATAATTAGATTCTTTGTCTTTTTCTTTACTAAGATAATCTCGTAGTCTATCCTTTATTTGCATAAAGTCTAATTCACCCAAGATTTGATCTATATACTTTCTTTGAATTTCTTGACGATTAATCTGATTAATAACTTTAGTTTTCATAAATCACCTCATAGAAAAAGTTAAAATACCATTTCTATGACTCCAACTATTCCCCTAGTAACTAAGGTAATATTTGGCACCGTAGTACTTTTGATTTTACCAAAAATGAGTTATGAGTCAATTTGATATCTTATATCTTTTTTTATTAGGACCAAGCTATTTGGCTGACTATAACCAACAAAGCCAAATCTGAAAGATTAGCAGAGACAGTTGTGCTATTACTTAGTAGTATACTGATATTTATGTTTAAAAAATAACAAACAAAATAGTAATAGATTTAGTAATATAAAATATGAACTTGGTTCGGGAACACTATGAGAATGATAGTTGTGTATAGTATCAGAATCATGTGTTTTTGATTCTAGTAAAAAAAGATTATAAGAATCATCTTGTTCTTGTTCTTCAAGCAATTTAAAATTTTGGATATTTTTTATAAAGTCAGATTTATCAATATCTAATATTGAAAAATTATATGAGTATGATGTTAAGAAATCACTAGATAGAGTTTTTTCCATAGTTTATAATGTCTTTATTTGGGAAGTTTTTTGTTATATTTTTGATTATGGTTTATGTGAGTCTGTCCCGCGACCCACTCCACTATCATACACCAGATGGCAATCAAAAATGATATGGGACATTTTATTAAAGGCTGTGTGTGGTTGGTCTATGTTTTTAAATGGCCATATCCTAGCTCTTCATAAATTTAAGTTGTACTCATAAAAAAATTTTTACTTGACAGAAATCAGAGAAAAAGTTACATATTATGCAGGTGGTAAGGTTAAATATTAAAAGGTCTATAACACAATAGATACTAGTGAATAATAAATCTAAGTAAAGTTACTATTAGCAACACCCCTGCATTCTTTCAGTCCACTAGCAACTCCAATAACCATAGCCAAACAAAAAATATAACACATTGGCAAAATATCCTTTTACTAGAGTTTTGGTTGACAAGCACAGTTTTTGAGGTATGATGAGAAAGGGTTCCTTCCCTCCTGCTACCCATTGTAACACACGGAGCTATTGGCACAATGCGTTGAGAATGAAAGATTTACATCATAACTTCAAGATCACGCAAGGTTTGAATGGTGGTCCACAGCCCAGGAACTATTTCTAAACAGGATATTTCTTTTATGCTGGCCCAGATATAACCAGAATGTTCCCAGTTTAATTTTACACTATACTCTTTGGTACTAGTAGCATAAAATACTATTTTACTATATTTAGGATAATTAATAGTAACAGACTTTAGTTCTGAATGTGATAAAACTATTCCTGTTTCCTCACTTAACTCTCTTACTGCACAATCTAATAGAGTTTCATTATGTTCTAATTTTCCACCAGGCAAACAATACTTATCAGGATTCCAAGGTGCTGTTGATCCTCTTTTTAGCAACAGAACCTTGTTTTTATGTACCAATGCTACTGTGGAGCTTTTTTGCATTTAATTTGATGATGGTTTGATTGTTATATTAGGTGGCAAAGAATTATCATAATCAGCAACTAAATTATTACTTATATCTTCATTAACCAAAGTTAAAATTTCATTAACATAATCTAGCTCAAAAGTTTTGTAAAATTTATCTTGAACATAAACATCATATTTTCTCATAATTTAATACTTCCTGGTTTCCATAACATGCCTATAAAAAATCCAAGAATAAAATTTAAAAGTCCTACTATAACTATATTTTCATAAAAAGTTCTTATAGATAAATATCCATAGTAAGGATCTAGTGCCATATATTTTGAGTATGAACTATTTGTTAGAATTTCTAATTCTGTGCTCATCATAGAGACCGCGATCCATGCGAATAAACATCCGCAAAAAATAGACCGAATTAATCTCCATAAATTTTTCATACAGAGTCCAACTAGTTAAATAACTTATTATACACCCATTAATCACCACTCTCCATATAAATAATAAGAGTAACAAGAAATATAGCAAATAGATACATTGTAAATATCATGATTGTTCCAAAATATATGGATAAAATTCATTTATTTCATTTTCCAAAACCTCATTAGTCAACAAATCTTTTTCACTCATCAAATGTTCATAAGCAAAAGTATACAAAGTATCAGAGTCCATACCGTCTAATATGGCACCCACATATTGCTCTGTTAACTCGTCACGATTAAAATCATTAATTTTGATCATATTTTTTTCTAATTGGTACTATTTATGTGAAAACCGGCCAAATCCCTATTAACATTCTTACAACACTCTTTTAATTTTTCAGGATTAATAATATCCCCTAAATGTAAAAGTGCTTCATATGTTTTATCATCAATAGTATCATACTTCAAAGCATCATGAAACAAATAGAAATATCTGGTTTCTATCTCTTTTAAAAGAGTATTAACTTGTTTATTAAGATATACTATACTATTTAAATCGCCCACCATACTAATTAACCCTCTCTTTATACTTATACTTGAATATTTTCTTTAGAACTTTTTATACTATCAATTTCCCAACTTTCCATATAAATAGTATTCTCATCAGGATACTGGATCATTAATTCGGTCAGTTTTATATAGCGTCCATTTTAGATTTACAATTTCTCATAACAATATTTACATTAACATAATAATAAGTTTTATCAGTTTCTTCCTGCATAATCAATGGACTCCCATTTGTTGCTGACTATCACCACGACCGCCAAATCCGAAGGATAAGGTGCGACAGTAAAGGGTTCCAATATAAGCCAGACTACTAACAATAGTCTTATAAAGTTGGTGTTCATAATACTGAGATTTTGTCTCAAATATTTTCTACCACTTTTACTATCACTATCCCACACACCAGTATACCATACTTTGCTACTGGTGGCAAGTCTTTTAGTTTCAAGGGTTTATGTTGAATCATCTCTTTTACTATTTGATCATATTCTGGCTGACTATCGGCATGTGGGGCAAACCGGCTAGATAAGGTGGTACAGTTTAGGTATTCTCTTTTTTTACAAAACCTATTATAATTTTTATCTAAACCCTTTATTTCCATATACTTACAACCCCACCCCCCTATCCATTATATCGGCAGTCTGGCCTTTGTAAATTAGAAAACTTTCGTAACCCCTTATGGATATTAAACTTACGACAAATTTTACGGGCCCCGGTCGTCACAAGTCCTTTGCTAGCAAGCACTTACGCACTTACCCACAATCTACAAAAAAAAGGAAGCCGCCCCCCATTTCTGAGGGACGGCCTCCCCGAGCCACGCACCACGAAAGGAGAGCGATTAGATAGCGCTCGCAAACTCGACGGCTGTATTTAGAGCCTTGAGATTGTCCACGCCATTCTGGCCGAACCAGAGAGAGTCGAGGCGGTTGCTTACCGTGCGACCCTTAGTGTAGTTCAGGTATTCGTTGAAACCGTTGTATGCAGCCCACCACGTTCCGCGAACCCCAACCGCACTCTGCTTCGGTCCTTCGACGAGCGTAAGAATCTCGTCCATGATGTTGCGAGTACGAGTTTTGATATCCTCGTCCGGGGTCTTATCAATCCCGAGCAGCACCTTGACGTACTTACGAACGTCGTTTTGGTTGAAGTCTTTCGACGCGAGGAACCGATACTGTTCCGCAGTCGCCTCAAACTGTGCATTGATATTGTCCATGATATCTCGCACATTTTCCAAATTCGTCTTGCTGGAACGGGTATGACGAATCCTAATAAGTGAACTCTCTTTGCTGCTATGAGCAGCGGCGAGGGTGTTCACACACACAACCCGAATCGGCGTATAGCCGACGCGAATCGACGTTGTGCCGTCGTGACTGTTAGATAGCAGGATGAACTTGCTCACCTCGTCACCCTTGACAATCTCGCAATTGTCGCGGTTGAGTTGAGCCAGTACCCAAACCTTCTCGCCTTCACTGAGCGAACCGGCAGTGTGCAGTTGGCACTCGCCAGCATCGAGGAACGGCTGGAACCAGTCGAACGCATCCTGATTTTGCAGGGGCGTATAACGGGGGCCAACCACTCCCAGAACACGGTTGTCGGTCTTGCGGAAAGTCGCCTTGGCATTGACCTCCGTACCTTCAGCCGTAAAGAGCGGCTTGGTTCCGACCTCCCAATCCAGACCAGCAGCGGTAATCGCCTCGCTGATCGACGGATTCTCATCCAATTGCGTACCCTCACCGTGCCAAGGGGTGGCACCGACGAACATCATCTTTTCAACCATAGCGGGCATAACTAACTCCTTCGTGTCTAAGAACTTTTGCTTTGATAGTCTAAGTATACTACTATTATCGGCTCTGTCAAGGGGCAAACTTGCGAAAAAATTTCGTGACGCAAGTCGTTGGTATACAAGCACTTACGTCGGGCGGGGCCGCCCCGGTTTGCTCTAAGTCTTTTATGGTGAAGGATTTAGGAGAGGCATACCATATTTCTTTTCAAAAAGTTTTGATGTTTCTGAGGTATACGCACACTCTTCTGGAATATAACAATACAATCCAACACATCTGGCCTTCGGATTATCCTCATGAATTGCTTGCTTAATCCATTTAAGAGTATCGCCAGAACAAATTAGATCATCCACTACAATATAACGAAAAGGAGAAACTCCCTCGATATGGAAATTACTATATCTTTTTTCATCAGGCTTACGAACAATCACAATGTTCTTATTCAGAATTTCACAAACTTGAGGGGTAACAACTAACCCGCTTACGCCACAACACGCAATACTATCAAAAGTATTAATTATCTTTCGTAGATTACATACTGCCTTAATGATTATTTTATTTCTATTCTTGTGATTTAGCACCTGACAAGTATGAGAGGCTCCTTGGATAATTTGTCCATCTGCTGTGCGACGAACATCTTCAATACTTTGATTCATTATATTCATAAAAACGGATGGTACGATTCGAACGTACTATAAGATAAGAAATAAAGAGAGATAATACTTGTCCCACCAAGTCGCATCCGTTAGAGAGAAGATCAATTACTCATCATCTATTTCATTAGTTAGATTATGATAGTAATTATCCCAGTTGGTGTTTTCAGAATCCTCATAATCTTCGCTATCTTCTTCATCCATCCATGGCTCATCGTTATTACTATCATGATAGTAATTTTCGTCAATATAATCGGATTCTGCGACTAACTTGTGATAATCATATTCATATTCATTCAGATTCATTTCTTCTCTCCTTAGACCGATTATACACCAACTTTGCTAACTTGTCAAGTGGACCCTCTGGGGCTCGAACCCAGAACCAACGGATTAAAAGTCCGCTGCGCTGCCAATTGCGCCAAAGGTCCGTTTAATTAGCATACCACTAAAATTTTTTTTGTCAAGCAGCCCTATGGAGGATCGAACTCCAATCTCCGGGATGAAAGCCCGGTATACTAGCCATTATACGATAGGGCCACATCGCAACTCAATCGTCAGCCTCCGAATAGGGCGTCAAGGAGTCGAACCTTGCTCATGAACTGCTTATAAGACAGGTGACCACTACCGGCGGTCGCACGCCCCATACTTCAATCATACAATACTTATCGGCACTTGTCAACCAGATACTTGAAAAAATCCTAAGTCGTTACGAGATAAGAACTTACGTCAAATTCGGCCCGCCACATTTGCTCTAAGTCTTTTATTTCCAACAACTTAGTGGTTGGTTAGGGACTCGAACCCCCGAAGCCGAAGCACCTGATCTACAGTCAGGCCCATTTGCCGCTCTGGAAACTCACCTATATATAACAGAGGCCGAGAGAATTGAACTCTCACCGGTTTTATCCGGCCCGCTTTAGCAAAGCGGTGCAGCAAACCAATATCTGCCTGACCTCTAAATATAACTGCTCGGGCTGGACTTAAACCAGCAAGTCTTTCGACGGTTGATTAACAGTCAACTGCGTTTATCAATTTCGCCACCGAGCATCAAATTCCGGAGTCTGGGTACGATCCAGAAATAAAAGGGCCAAAACCTTTTGTGATACCAGTTTCACCACTCCGGATCATCTTCTACATTCTCTGCCATTTCCTCTGTTCATGTTCTTATATGTATCTGTTAATGAGTGACAATTTGGACACAGTATCTGTAAATTATCTTCTTTATTATTTTTATAGTTACCATCCTTATGATGAATTTCTAGTGGACACTTATTCGTATTTGGATTAATTTTATTCCATCCACACTCTTCACACTTTCTACCTCGTTCTATCAATAAAAATTTTTTGATATAGCGTCTTACTGTTCCATTATTTTCACATCCATCATCTTTTCCAAGTTTCCATAACTGTATTTTATTATTATATTGAAATATGTTCTGGCATTTAATACTGCAATAAATTTGTCCTTGACCTTTAATTAGATTGCTACAATTTTTACAATATTTAATCTTTTTATTGCGTTTTTTAAATAACTTGTTATTTACTTTAGCAGCACAACTACGAGAGCAATAATTTTTTGATGTTTTTTTAATCTCTGATATTTGTTTATTAAATTCTTTATTGCAGCAGTTACATTTAACTTTCATTTTTTGTTTCTCCTTTTGATACGAATATATACACCAAAAGGAGAACTATTTACCGTTTTTTATTTCAATTCCCAAAGCCGGTAGTAGGATTTGCACCCACGACATTCAAATTACAAATTTGACACTCTGCTAACTGAGTTATACCGGCAATCTACATATCATACTCTTGACGCCAAGCCTTGTCAATGTCGCGTCGTGTTCGCTGACGCTTGGGCCTGTTGTCCATAGTGGTATCCCGATGCTCCTTGTGACCCGTAGGAACTTGCCACTGTGGCCTGACCTTGAGTTTGATATGGTTGCGGCGTGGTCGCATATCGTCGTTGTTGTGGAGCGTAATCATGATTTCATCTTACCTAAAAATTTTGCGTTGTCAAGTGCTTTTTTGGCGTATAATATCCCGTATACTTGTATTTTACACTATAGGGGACAGAATGTCAAGATGAAGAAATTTCAAAATGTGAATGCTTATGTAGGACGTGTCATCATATAGACAGACATTATTCTAACGATAATACTCACCGATCCTCTTCTGAGTAGGAGCGAACTCTCTCCAAATACCGTCTTCGTGTCTATAAAAAACCTTATCAAGGTTAGGATCGTATGCCATTACGCAATACTGAATAGGATAAACTGGTTTTGTCAAGACCTGTTTTTGAGGAAGTTTAGGAAGTTTGATATCACCTTTCTGGTAGTCTTTTACACCATTATAGGCCAAACCAAAAATAGCAATCAAAACCCCAATCCACTGGATCATTCTTTCGCCCCTTCGCTTTGTTCTTCGTGTCATCATAGCATATTTATCGTCCAGCGTCCACCAGGAACTTTAGAAGATTTTTGAATTTGCCCTAAAGTATTGTGGCTAAAGGACTTACGATGAACCCGGCCGGCCCCGCTTGCCCTAAGTGCTGTCGCACCAAGGGTTTGCGGCAAGCCTTATGATTCAATATCTATTTCTGTATGGATATATTCCATGTCATCGTCACACTCAGTACACATGGGAGTACCATTCTCAGAATACCACCACGGTTGCACATAGGCGTGTTCATCGCAATTCGGACATTCCCATTTGTGCTTTAGTTTTTTCTCGTCAATAATTACCCACATAGTTATTTCTCCAAACTCCACCCAGCCTTTTCGATCACCTTCGTACTTTTATAGACTTTTGTGTCAGGTAACGCTGAAACATAATCCTTAAAACCTCTTTCGTCTACATAGAAATGTTCATCTAGCACATCAAACTTATTTGTTTCCCATAGTGCGTCCACTGCTGCTTCAAGAGGTTTTTTACTTGTAGAGTATATCAATTCTAGTGTGCCGCATTTGATATAGTATTTCATGACATTTTCCTTTCTTTTCAATGAGCAGGGAATAAAACATTCGCAAGCCCCCTTACGCAGAGATCGCAAGAGATACTATCCTTCGTGCCCGTGCAAGTAATAACCGAGCGGCCACGACGGATTTCTGGACATACCACAAACTTTGTATCATTAAGAACCACCAACTTCGGCAGTGCTTTTCTCCATGCATCTGCCTTTGCTTTGTTCTTCGGTCGCTTGGGTGCAATCTTCATATCGCTATCGCACCACGCAAACTTTTTGAAACCCTGTGATAGTGCTTCGCCCATATCATTATCATCATGCACACTAGCGTACACATTCATATACTTTTCCAGGCTCACAAGCCTAGAATCGTAAATATGAGTGTAAAACCACATATCGGGCAGCGCATCACCATCGGCAAGAATACTCTCACAAGCCCATGTCACGTTGGCAACATAGTCTAGGTCAAGTTCGCCATTGAGAAACCAATCGCCACGCTCATGCCAACGGATACTCTTCTCACGACGCTTGGCGTCAAGAATCATTGCCCGAATCTTATTCTTCTCAGTCACAACATTCGCAAAACCAGCCGTGCGGGCATTCTTATATTGATTTTCAGTCGCTTCAGCATAGCAACCATTCCCAAGATAATCGCAGTCAGGAGGACAAGTATCCCCAACCGGACGCGAAACCACAATGCAACCCTTACCCAACTTATCATTACCATCAGCGGTTTTCATAGCTTTCTCCTAGCGTGTCATCCGATTCTACTCTAGATTATCGGCAACGTCAAGTGAAAAACTTGAAAAAATTATTTTTGATGCAAGTCCTTATGGGTAAAGAACTTACGATGAATCCGACCCGCCCCGTTTATCCTAAGTCTTTACCCTCAAAGAACTTAGAAGAAGCTCACAAGCTTTTAAGAATTGCTCGGTAGTTTCAGCATCGCTTTTCATAATCTAATACTGCCGGAAGGATTTGCACCCTCGTAAATCAACTTAGAAGGTTGATGCCTAATCTACTCGGCCACGGCAGCGTATATGTATTATACCATACCCACTCAACGCCGCAAGCCCACATGGCGTCCCATGCAGGCTATACGGGTTTGTGGCGTTATCCTTACCACTACATAGTATACTCTAGAGAGGATAACTTCGGAGTTACCATCTCCTTATTCGGTTGGTTAGACCTTCTCTAGGTTGCACCATTATTGTCCTGCAACGAGAACTTCATACGCGGGACGAGTCCCGCCGCACTATGCCTAAATTCTATTTATACTGGCATAGTCCAGTTTATTGATTCAGGCCACAGCCTCCTCTTCAACCTTGGCATTATGGGCATCACCAGCCTGCTTCGCCGTAATACCCATAACCCTCGCACGGAAAACCTTCCAACCCTGTTCACTGAAAGCCTTGACCTCACCAATCTTCACGTTAGCATGAGCATCTTCGGGCAGATAGTTAGACAAACACGACACAATAGTATCCCTAGTCTCATCACGATCCAGATCCTCAGCAACCACATCAACCGTAAAAGAAAACTTCTTCATGTTACATTCTCCAAAGTGTTACAGTTACCAATCACATAGTACCAGTATACGCTACTGATACTCACTTGTCAAGTCTGCCATGAAGGTTTCTGTTGTTGGCATCGTGGCAGCCACTTGCGTCGTGTTCAATCATTCTACAGTATAGTATCGTCATTGTCAAGAGCGAACTTGAGTCTCCCTCAAAAATTTTTTCTTTTGTTGTAAGTTGTTTGGTGGTAAGCACTTACGTCAAGGTCGGCCAGCCCCGTTTGCCGTAAGTCTTTACAGCATAGGGGTTTAGGTTACGAGAGATAACCCTCACAACCCAAACCCACCAGATCACGCAGCAGTGCCTCTGCCGCTTCGGGCGTTTTCAGAGTAATACTCTGCTTTGCACCGGACTTGGCAGGAACGAACTTGTCGTAATGCCAGCCACCAACCAGACAATCCGTCCAATCCTTGCTTTCCTTCAATCCCCAACCAGTGTGGAGTCGAATAGCCTTAATGCAAGCGATACGATTATCCAGAGTCATACCACCAGTGATGGTTACGGTGCGATTCTGGTTCACGCCCAATTCCATCTCAAAAGCGTTCACAATCTTGTGATACAGTTCGACATCATTATTGTATGCCCAACTGGTAGCCAGATTCATAGCCTCACGCACCGTCAGTTCCAACTTAATCATCTCTAAATCCTTTCTTCCAAAATATAAACTTGTCGATCTTGCGTAATCAAAGTAGCATACTCGCTACCATCCCAAGCAAATTCACCACAATCACTTTCGCGTCTCCACCTTGGATCACGAATAGGATTATAGTATAGCTTTTCTAAGTTGTCAATACCAATCTCACTATTTAGAATCACTTCTTCACATTGAACCCACCCACTAACATTCTTTTTCTGTTTTTTATGAACCCACTTGGCCCTAGCTAATTTGTTGATAAGTTTACAGCCCCTCATTTCCAACTGATATTCGGCAGGATCAACATAATACTGGTCAACCCTTTTTCTCCCCTGCATAATATTCACCTGCCACTTACGGTAATTTTTACCATTTAGCAGATGAAATCGAACTTCGGCGTGTAGCGGTTTCTGTTTCATTAATAGATATCTCCATCTATTTCGTCAATACCTAGCGTTGCTCCAACACCATAGTCACCATCTGCTATTCTAGCACTTCTGTTTTCGATAAACTCTTGTGCATCCGCATAGTTATCAAAACGATAGGTTGGAGTAGCAGAAAATGAGATCCACCCATCATCGCCAATAACTTCTCCATCGTATGGGCCACCACAAACAACCACTTTAAACATATAAAACCTCTTGCTATCAGTATACCTTATCGACCAACGCTTGTCAAGACCTTTAAATTTTCGCTGACTATACCCATCCAGCCCAAATCCGAAGGATTAGGAGAAACAAGGCTGGCTTCCGCCATACTCGACCAGCATTTCAGATAGCCTCTTTTGATATCATTGTGGCTATCCCCAAGCCTTGCCTCCTAAGTATACCTCTATTATCGTCATTTGTCAAGGTGGAACTTTAAAAAATTTTTGAGACGTAAAGTATTGGTAGATAAAGAGTTACGACAAAAGTGGCCCCGCCGCCTTGCTCTAAGTGTTTTAGAGACAAGGACTTGCGTCAAACCACCAGATCGGCTGCATTCTTCACAACAGCCTTTTCTCTGGCAGACCCGATATTTTTGATAATGATCTCTTTGGTTCCCTTGAACTCCACCGTGCCATTAGAGTGCATCACCAGATAAGCCTCTCTGCCGTTCTTTCCCTTGAAGAAATAGAGAAGTTCACCCTCGTCTTCAAAATCGCTTCGTGTCCACTGTCCGCTCATTTCTTCTTGTCCTCTACAACCTGATAGAAACGCCCGTTAACGCTAATCGTACCACCAAACATATCCCAGGTCAACTCTTCCTTCAAAGCCCGCTTGTGAGCAGCCAAAACAGCCTTGCGATCCTGTTTCATCTGTTCCGCTGTTGCGTTTGTCGAAATGATCTTCATGTCTCAATTTTCTCCAGTTCGCTAAGATAAGCATCCTTTTCGCCACCGTCATCGTACTCAACCCAACACCAAGTGAGATTGCCGAGATCCTCACTAACCGCCACGACCGTTCCTTCGTGTCCGATCAAGCCTCTCTCTTGTCCAAATGGCTTCCAACGAATCCTGTCACCACTCTTAATATCGCTGCTCTTGCCGCTCATTTGATATTTACTCCGTACTTGTGTGCCTGAAACCTAGAATCAATCTGCTCCGGCTCGTCGCAAGGCTCGATCATAATCGAGATACCGTTTGGTGCGGTAAACACGTTACGATAGTCGCCATCTTCCCAATCGGGCATCTCGTTAGTTACGCCACGCTGATCCATTACCAGACTGTCGGCATAGTAAGTTGCCAGATCAAAGTTTCTAAACGCCTTAACGTGAATCACCCGCTCATGCTGAACCATCAATACCAGATACATCTGCTTTATACCGGAAATCTCCCTCTTCATCTCTTCCGCTGCCATCTTGAAAGTCTTACCCAAGTTGTTCGCAATTCGTTCTTCGATATCCACAGTCTGCTCTCCTATTGTAAAGCCTCATTCTACAGTAAATTATCGGCATTGTCAAGTGGGTTTCTTTAAAAAATCACAAAGTGTTGTGGCTACAGCACTTACGTCGAAGTTGGCCGCCCCGGTTTGCTCTAAGTGCTTTTGTAGCAACTACTTATGTACCACTAACCACAATTTCCACACTTGTCTACAGCGTATAGAGTTTTCCTACAGTTACTACAGTAACAAATATCACTAAGAGTTTTCAAGAACCAACTCCACATATCTATTTACCAGTTCGCTCAAGTTAATTTTATGTAGATCAATTAACTCCTTAGCCTTGTTCACATGAGATTTACTCATTGTCATTATACGAGAGTTAAAAAAGTGGATAATGTAGATCATGGCCTGTTCACGATTCATGTTGCAGGCTTCCACAGTATTCAAGTCTCTAAAGCTTTTAGCCACTGGGATAATCCTTTGGAATAATTCGTTCGGGTTTGTGCGGCCTAACCATCTTTCCATCGTCCGGCATCCACCAAGGTGCGTCCATACGATCTACCACACCGGGAGCTTCATCACAAAATATACGATGAGGACTAAAAGGGTCATTAGCACAATAAGAATACCTACCAACCCACACACCGATATGTTGTCCATAATACCAGATACCCTGACCATCTTCTGGTTGACGCTCAAAAAAACTAATCCATTCCATCGTAACCCTTTCTATAAGGATCGATAAGATCGTATGCTTCTCTAATTTTTTCTAGTACCCGATCTTGCATTTTATAGAATTTATCTTGATCGCCCCAGTAAATTGAACTACTAATATGATCTTCTACGATATTATACAGATATTGCAGTTCTGCTCTGGTCAACTCCAATTTTTCAGTTTTCATCACCAACTCTCCGGCATAGGAATCTCATCAAAACCAATATAGCATACAACTAGATCATTGTCAAACTGGTTCCATGCTGCCAAACCATCATCATATTCACCGTGCCACCATTCTCCCCATCCGCCTTCTTCTTTATTCCAATCCAGATCAATAGGAGAAGAATATCCCCTCACACAACAAAGATATTTGCCATTTATGATAGGATCGCTATAATGCCAGGTCATTTTACTCTCGTAATAATTACACACTTCGTGCCAGTATCACTATCGGTAAACTTCACACACTCATGAGGCCCATAATACCAAGCATCATTCTTCGAGAAGTTGAATACAACCTCATCGGTATTGAGTCGAATATCATTATACCCACCCTCATATCCAAGAGTAAGAACCCTCATATCAGCCGGATAACTCTTCAACTGCTCAATAAGTTCAGCAACGGTCATCACTCGTCCTCCGATCCTGCAAACATTTCGTTCCACGATTGGCTATCAATTCCGGTCATCAGAATCTCACGCTCATCGGCAGAGAGATACGGGAAACAATTTTGAATCAAACCACCATTGATCCACTCATTAGCATCGTCAAGATAGGTGACAATACTAAATGGACGACCACCAGTAGTATTACCACTAAAAGTAATCGTACCACCATCATGACTCACCCAACGATCAACAGCATCTGTCATAGCATATCGCTGAAACATATCTTTCTCCTTTGGCTATATTCTACTATCTATTATCGGCACTGTCAAGAGGGTTTCTTGAAGAAAAATTCTTGTAGCATAAGTGTTTGGTAGGTCAGCACTTACATCAAGCCGGGGCCGCCAGCCTCGTCCTAAGTGCTTTAGGAGCAAGGCTTTATAATCACTTCATTAGATAGGTTATTTCTTGTCCGGAAGATATTTGAGCAGCATACAGCGCTATACGCTTATCCTTTTCTCGCTTCTCAATCTGGTGGTCGGTCTCACCAATCTCTCTAGCATCGCACTTTCGTTCCAGATCAGCCAGCAAAACGCTATCGGTACGATTGTCCCTGAAATCTTCCGGAAGCCAGTGATTAGGAACCATAATCATGTCCTTAATCAGTTTCTCAAACTCTGCCATCAGTTCGTAGCCGTTCATATCTTCTCCTCGCACCCTGCTCTACAATCCTTAACAGAATTGCTCTGAATACAACGCCAAAGTTTTCCGTTGGTATGAATAGCCACACAATTCATAGCCCCATGAATCTTGCAGTGGGGTGTAGGGTTTATCCTAGGGTGTGTGGACTTGATTTCCACTAAGTCAAATCGGCTGTTGTTGTCGTTGATTGGTACGATGTTCATAAGGATATCCTACTATCTATTATCGGTTCTGTCAATAGGTTCCCTTGAAGGAAAATTTTTAAGACGTAAAGTATTGCTCTACAAGTACTTACGTCAAACCGGGGCCGCCAGCCTCGCCCTAAGTACTTTATCTATAAAGAGTTAGGATAAAATCGTGTTGAATCACTTCTTTAACGTCGGTTGGCGGGTAGCACACGCAACTCCCTAGCCGAATATTGCCGACAATATGAAAACCAGCGGAATCTTTTACGCCCCGATTCCTATAGCCCACACGATTGCCCCTTGTCAGGATCGGATGGAAACCGCCCACGGAAACCTCCCTAGAATCTTTCACACTGCGCCATGCTATATGATTCATCTGGCTCTTGGTGACGGTTACTGGTTGTATTGTTGCGGTGCCACGGTGGTAATTGCTGTGGCTTTTCTCATTTCAGGCTTGCGATTGCCTTACTACCCCTGCCGATTCTTCGCTCCGAATCGGTATAGATGATTACGTTTCATCTACTTCAGCAGGACCGCATTGTATTGGTCGTGGTGAGGATGCCATCCCCCATAGATTGGTACTTCTATCCAACGTATAACCCCGTTGGCAACTCCCCCAGTCTTTCAGAGAAAGTTTATCGAAATAGGTTATCCCAATCTAGTCCCGAGCATGGACCCACGATAGTTTTTAGGGACGGATGGATTCGTCTTGGGTTGTCAACGGTGTGCTATCACCTAGACTCTCAACTTGACCATCTACTTCACTGCCCGCCTCTTCCCACCATAGCAGGCAGTTGGGCTTTGGGGAAGTTGCTCACGCAACCTAGCAGTCCCTGTTTTGTATTGTCAATGATCGCTGCGAACTCTTGTATTCTACAGTATATTATCGGCTTGTCAAGAGGGTTTCTTGAAAAAATATTTTTTTGATGCAAGTCGTTGATACATAAAGACTTACGACGAACTGGGCGGCGCAAATTCGCCCTAAGTCCCCTTAGGCTAAGAACTTAGAGCGAACCGCGTTTAGGTAGTGATTTCTTCTGGATCGTCCTTGAAGAATTCTTCCATACCAAACTCATTCCACAGTGCAACAGGAATCATATCCTTACTAGGATAGTCTACATAATTATCAGCACCATTATCCCAAATACCACAAAAGGCCATACCCGGTTCCCAATAACTAGCCCTCACATTATATCCCAACTCAACCAGTTTATCATACAAACCAACAGGAGGACTCCACGCACTATCAAAAGAACAACAAACTTCATTATCCACCCGCGTAGCCTTGAGTCCGTATCTTTCCTCTTTATCCGTACCCATATAGGCTCCGATATCCCATTTTGTTGACCAGTTATCTATGCACCAGTTATACCATTTATCATTATCATAATAACCTTCTGGAACAGGTAAAAATTCTTGACAGGCTTTTCCTCTATTATACGCGTTCTCGAAACGGTCTAACATATGAGAATCGTTATGTTTCACTGTCAATTTATTTAGACACCAATTAGGGATATAGATACCCTCCTTTTCTAAGAAACAGGCCAATACGATAAGTATACTGTATTTATTTTGCTTGTCAAGTCAGTATTTTGGGGTATTATAAGGGTATACTGGAGGTTTGTCATGGATTCTAAAATAAACCCTAAATTTCCTAATCATATTATTTATGAAGATGGTAGAATTTATTCTCTCAGATTGAATAGATTCATGAAACCAGATATGAATAGTTCTAATTATATCAGATATTCTATTCGTGGTAATAATAAGAAAGTTTTTGCTCATCATTTAGTTATGGATACTTTTGGAAGTGTGCCACCATCAAATATGGTAAATCCTACAATAGATCATATTGACGGAAATAAACATAATAATCACATAAATAATTTACGATGGCTACCTAAAAAAACCAATACAGGTAGACATAATCCCCGTAAAGTTAGTCTAGATAAAATTCAACAAATTCGTGAACTCTATAATACCGGTAAATACTCATATAGACAAATAGCAAGAAAACTAGATATTGGATGTCACAAAACAATCAAGAGATTACTCAATTAGAACTCAGAGCAACAGCCCGATCACGTTGAGAACGAATTTTTTTCAGTATGCTAGCAAATGTTTTGTCTGTCATTGCAGTAATAGCAGATGTTTTGACTGACAAAGGCAGATCACTTTTTTCTGCAATATCAACAGAAAACAATACCAACCCAAACAATTCGTCATACAACTTATCAAAATCTGTTTTTGCTAACTTCATTATTCTACCTCAATGAGTTCATAACTAATATCAGCCTCAATTTCTTCATCAAAACCTATTTCTTGACTGATCCAGTCTCTAGCATCCCCTATATCGTCAAAATCATAGGCTCTACTTGAGCCATTTTCGGTTCTAATCACACGATATATCATAACATCCTCTCTTTCCTCACCAATCATATCATAATCAGTATGGGTTGTCAAGATCCCCCTATTTTGGCTGACTATAGCCCATCACAGCAAATCCGTAGGATTAGGAGAGACAAGCAACCTTTCGACCCACACATCTCGACCATATTTTTCAGTTGCTTTACGAATAGCGTCGAATTGGCTAAATGATACAACATATCCAACAAAACGGTTATTTTTGATAACACGCCAACAATAATCAGTATAGAAGGTGGTTGAGTTCATAGGTTCATTCTATATGATATTATCGGTTTGTCAACACAAAAACTGAAAGAAAAAACTTGTTGTAAGTCCTTGCATATCAAGCACTTATGTCAAATGCGGCCCCGCGGCCTTGCCCTAAGTGCTTATGAGTAAACACTTTAGAGCAAGACTCAGGACTCTTGTAATTTAGGCCATAGCAGCCTTGAACATCATACTAGCAAACAAAGGCTTGCGACAATTCTTAGTACGCTCTGCATAGAAATTACGCACCGATCCATTAGACATTTGGCAGGTAACCAGATGGTTGGTACGAACAAAATTAGGATCATTACGACGGTACTTGCTATGAGTATTCAGCCTGTGAATACTGTTATTGTCCAGATTATGAACACTAAGAACCTTAGCAAGATAACGCTCAGGCTCACCCTGTGCGGGCTGTTCATAAATAAAGTTATACACTTCACCAACCTTAGCGGTACTAAGAGAAGCATGAGTGCCACTAATAGGCCCGTAAGAACTAAAAAGCATCAAACCAAGAACAATAGCAGCAGCAATACCACAAACAACATAAACCATAAATCAAACCCTTTCTAAAAGAAAATCAAACCACAACACTCACTCGATTCTACACTATTATCGTCATTTGTCAAGAGCGAACTTGAGAAAAATTTTCTTCCCAGAACTCTTTCAATTCCGCAAGGTTCACAGCACTATCGTTCCATGAAACACTGTCCGGTGTCTCATACGCTATAACTGAACATGGGACCACTTCCCTCAGTCTAGCCTTGAAATCATTATAGTCTTGACACACGCCAGCAAACTCATTCAAACCCTCATCATTACTGATCCACAGACATACATTCCATGTCTGATAGTTTGCATAACCATTGTAGGTTCCATCAGCACTCATGTCATCACTCTCTCTTTCTCTCATCATTCTACTATCTATTATCGTCAAATGCAAGAGGGAAACTTTAATCTTTCAGTATTGCAAGGATTGTTGTAAAGTATTGGTAAATAAAGACTTATGGCAAAATAGGCCCCGCCCCGTCAGCCCTAAGTGTTTTAACACAAAGGGTTTATGACGAGTACAGATTTATTCAATCAAAATCCACAAAAATAATCTGATGATATCCACGAGGCTTAATAGTCAAACCACTATCATAATCTGTGGTATCAGACTTAACACCCGTCATACCAACCAAAGCCTTAGCCCGCCTAGTAATCTTATGCTGAGTAGCGTCGTTCTTCACTGCAAAATCATAACGCTTTACCCAACCATAATTAGGCTCACCACCAAAAGTATCAGTAATCGTTACGGTCGCTTTCATTTTCGAACTCCTTGTTATCAAAAACCAAATCACTCACAAGATAAGACGCCAGAACACCAAACACAAAACCTAAACCAAAAATAGTATAACCATCCATGGCCCTTTTCCTTTTAATTTACCAGATAGGTAATCAAACACCCTCCAATAAAACTTGCCAACAACACCATTTTTTCCATAAAACTCATTCTTGCACCATTCTATATTAGAGTTATCGACATGTCAAGACCACCAACTTTAGGCTGACTATGGCCACCTTCGCCAAATCCGAAGGATTAGGAGAGACTACCAACCATCATTCATCGCTTTACGATTCTTAGCCCCACGAGTTCGGAGGCGCTTGGGACGATTATCGTGCTGACCGCTACCCCCAAGGTGGGGATTATGTCCCTTACCAATTTCCCATACTGGACGAATATTCAGCACCAGTACCATAGGCTTTTTTCGTTTGCTCATGTTCTCTACTATACCATATTATCGACAATCGTCAAGCACAATGTTTAGGAAATCTTTTTGATGTAAAGTGTGAGCCCACAAGGACTTGTGTCAAAAACGGCCCGCCCCCCGCGACGTAAGTCTTTACATCACAAGGGTTTATATCACCAATCTGATTGGTCAAAGTCCAGATCAGCATCTTCTAGATGCTCGTCTTGCTCATCGTAATAATCGTCATCATCTTCCGTAGAATAGTTATCGGAGTGGTAATCGTCGTATCGCTCTGCAATCTCATCATACATATGTTCAGTGTCGGCAGTCCAGCCGCCGATGTGCGATTCCATGAACGAGTCGAGGAAAGAATCTTCAAACATGAGCCTATCTCCAAGTGGTGGTGTTACTGAACTTCGCTTAGTCTACATCTATTATCGTCGCTTGTCAAGCGCATTCTTGAAAAATTTTTTACTATTCGTAAACCATTGATATATAAGCACTTACAACTAGCGCGGTCCGGCCCCGTTGCTACAAGTGCTGTAGCAGCAAGGGTTTACGTTTAGTAATCGCCGCAAGTATCCAAGCGTACAGGCTCGCTTCTAAATGAACATACGTTCAGTCCGCTAGCAGCAGTTACAGCGTCAAGTTGTATGCCTAGAAACTCTTGTCGTTCCATAGCATTAGTATCATTATGATTTGGCAATTCCAAAACAAACTCATGCCAGAGCGGCATTTCATAGCCGTGTTCATCTTCCACTACAATATCGTAAAAACGATAGTTATTCATTAGTAATCTTCTCCATAAAAGGAACCATCATCATTATCATAGTATCCGTAATCTTCGTTCGTTCCATAACCTGCGGACGCAAGACCGGATTCATGATCTCCGTCCATGCTATCATTGTAATCGTCATTCCAGAAATTATCTTCTGGCGGAGCAGGCGGAATATCATTATCGTCCTCATAAAAATCATTGTAATCGTCGTAGTTCATATCATCCTCATAAGCGTTATCGGGATCGAACAGAGGATCGGGGTGACTCATAGACTATTCTCCTTTTTCAAGAAACATACCACACTTCGCCGCTATCATCAACCATCTCTTCCGGCTCAAACTCATCCACGATGCCGATCACATCGGCCCAGTCCCAAAAATCCACATTGATACTGTAATCGTCAATCGGTTCCACCGTACCCTCATCACGCATTTCGGACAGAATCCGGTTCACATCCTCAAAATCGTTCAGCATGGTAGCGTTCTCCGTTGTGATGCTCTGAGTCTACACTATTTATCGACCATTGCAAGAGGCAAACTTAGAAAATAATCTTGTGCCAAACAAAAAAAATATTATTTGTTGTAAGTTGTTGTAGGATAAGCACTTACGCTTAGCGGGGCCTGCCTTACTGATCATAAGTTCTTATGCAGCAAGGGCTTATGTCAACATACACTTTCAGCCTTTACCGACAGTTCCTGTGCCATAGCCTTACCCATCTTGAACTTGACGGTCTTGCGAGCCTCAATCATAACGGTTTCGCCAGTACGAGGATTACGAGCCTTACGAGCCTTAGATTCAACCACGTTGAAAACACCAAAATTACGCAGTTCGATTCGTCCTTCACTGACAAGAGTAGCCATCAGTTCATCCAAAGTGTGCTGGACTATGGCCTTAGCCTGCAAACCAGTAATGCCACACTTCTCAGCAATCCGTTCGGCCATATCACGCTTAGTATTCATTCTGCTCTCTCTTTCTTGTCTGATCATTCTATACTTATTATCGACCAAAGTCAAGCCCCAGTATAAAAAAACTTTGCTTATAATCTCGTAAGATTTCTTATGGCAAATACCGTGCCAAAGCCGTAAGTCGTTAGCCAGCAAGCACTTGCGGCAAATCTGGCCCGCCGGCCTTGTCCTAAGTGTTTTAGGCTCAAGGCTTTATGTTCAAGGACCAATAACCATTCCACTATAGAACGGGAACACCTGTTCACCTTTACTCACAAACCACTTAAAGTTTTTCTGAAATACAGTATACGGACTATACTGATTGATTCGATCCTTCGTGGTACTGGTTTGCCAGCCCCCATTGCTGAGGGTATACGTTCCATCCTCATGGATTCTCACCACGCAAGTACGATGCAGCGTGATGCCCACGCTACCATCACTCAAAATCTCCGCATAAGTATTATTACCAACCTTACGACGGTTAGCATTACGCTTACCACGAACCATAGAAACTGCTTGTGAGTGAGTCATATTTACCCTTTATGTAATTTTCAAGAAACGCCCATGTATGAAGAGTTCTTCACACAATAATCATAAAACATCTCGTTCAACACTTCGCTATAGTTTTCGTAAGTCAAACGCTTCTTAGAACAAGTAGACTGACACTCTGCAAAAAACTTTCCAGAACTAACTTCATACACAATGGTGCAAGCGTAAGACTCGCTACCCCAAATCCTAGCCTTGCAGTCGATAAACTTCTTGAACATCTTTCTCTCTCTTTCTTCCTTCTCTATCTCTTATATCGACATTATACCGCAGCATTCTTTAGTTGCAAGATAAAACTTTCCTTGCAATGCTGTAAGGTTTAGCTCAGCAAAAAGCGTGCCAAAATAGTTGGTGTCATAAGTTGTTGTGTGGCAAGTACTTACGTCAAATCCGGCCCGCCATATTTGCTGTAAGTGCTTATACAGCAAGGGCTTATGCATTATGCTGAAACTTTGTTAAGCATGATCATCAACCTTCCCAATGGAAAGGTGAAACTTCAGCATTATTTGCCATAATAGCCTGATACTGATCCTTCAAGGCTTCAACCCTTTCACGAGAACCGGGCTTTCCAACCTTGAGAATCATGGTATCCTCACCACCAATCAGACGAGGATCAGCCTTTTCATCCCTAACCTTGCCAATACGACGTAAAGCCTTGCGATTGAATTTCAGCACCTTTTCACTGCTGATCGGACCATACACATGGTTTGCCAAAGACGGCTGATGACGAATAGCAATTCCAACAAACGTCATACGAGCCTGAATCTTAGCCTTTTCGATGATAGGGAACTTGGTTTTCATTTTTCTTTCTCTCTTTCTTGTATTTGGATTATAGCAGGATTTTTTTGGATTGCAAGACAAAAGTTTCCTTGCAATGTCGTAAGATTCAGCAGAGCAAATGCTGTGCCAAATATTGAGCAAATCATGTTGAACATAAAGTGTTGCGGCATAAAGACTTACATCAAATCCGGCCCGCCCGCTTTGCCGCAAGTCTTTTAGCGACAAGGGGTTACGTTCAATCCCCACTCAGGAAGGGGTATCGCTCTTGAAGCACCCTATCCGTCTCATCCCACACAGCGTCCTGCTCGACACGGACGCAGTAGTCGTTCAGCTTCTGGTAGAACGTAGCCGCATCCCGAAGCAAAACATTTTCGGGAAAATTGTTGATTCGTACGAAAAATCCACCACCCCCCGTTGAGGTGATATCAAAACGCACGTCATCATGCATCATATCATAGATAGCGTCGATGATTTCCTGAGCCGTAACGATTCGACCAAGCATTTCTTTTTCCTTTTCTCTCTTTCTCTTTCCAGAATTGTATGCAATTTTTCCGCCGCGTCAATCCCTCAAACGAGGGATCGGTTTTCGCTAGCGATTTTCGCATAGAGAGAATCGTACACAGTACGATGAACACAGTCCAAATCAACACTCTTCAAGGTATAGTAGCCGACAATATTGTCAAAAATATGGTACTTGTCACCTTCCTTGACAATCGTAAAACCCACCCGATAGGCGTAATAGTTGATCTTTGCACGAATAGTGCTATACTTCGGCATCTTGCGAATCTTTCTCATGTTCTTCTCTCTCTTTCTCTTTCTTCTCTACTTCTTATATCGACATTATACAGGGTCTATCTTGAGTTTTCAAGAGAAATCCTGAAATTTTTCTGTCAAGAAATTTTGACAAAACTTTTTGGATTTTTCATATGCTTTGGCATACCATATGCTAGAGCAAAAAGTGTGCCATACTAGCAATTCGCCCTAAGTCTTTACGCTGTAAGTACTTACATCAAATCCGGCCCGCCATATTTGCTGTAAGTGCTTATACGACAACGGTTTATGGCTTCACAAAATTTCGTATAAGATTTCTGTTAAGCATTGAGCACCTGTACAGTAGTGTATGTTACAAAAACGCTAAACACTAACAACCCTATAATTTCAGGCATTCCTACCTTCTTTCCAACCAGCAAACACCAAAGTAAACTCCTTACCGGGATATTTGGCAGCAATATAAGCACGAGCAGTCTCTTCACGATTGTCGGAAGCAGACACACCCTGAACACCAACACCATCAATCATAACATTCCAAATCCTACGCTTAGGAAACTTCACCCTAGGCAGGCTTCGGATAAACTGATTCACACTAGTAACCTTTTGCATTTTCTCTCTCTCTCTCTCTTTCTCTACAAACCAATCTACCAAACTTTTTCCGCCGCGTCAATCCCCCTAATGAGGGATAAATTTTCATCACGGCATTGTTACGCCAACAATCAAACCGAAAATAGCCACAACGCAAAAAATGCAAACCATAAACGAAACCCTTTCTTTCTTCTCTATCTCTTATATCGACATTATACCACGGTATTCTTTAGTTGCAAGAAAAAAATTTCCTTGCAATGCTGTAAGGTTTAGCTCAGCAAATATTGTGCCAAATATTTAATTCAATAGACTCGCCATAAATCCTTTACCAGATTAGACTTACATCAAATGTGGGCGTCCATATTGATCATAAGTCTTTATACCTCAATAACATAGGGGTGGTTTTTCTGTTTTTTTTACCCTTTTCCCAACCCAGACTAAAAGCGGAGGGTGGTTGATACGCAATCGAAACCAATAAAATATAATGTATTACCTAAACTATCCCTGTAGACCCTTGTTTCTTACTCTTTCTTTGTCTTTTTAGCTGTCTATAAGACAAGCTGAATCTTCTGTTTCTATTAGAATCCAGTATATCAGGATACTTTTCTTTTAATTTAAGTTCCTTTTCCCATCTGTACGCAGCATATGATACTTTTTTACCGCACCATATTTGGTTACCACTCCAGCGGTCAGCAAAATATTGCGTTAACTTGTATAAATCTGCTTTAAACTCTATCCACTTTTCCTCAAATTCTTTTGGAAAATCCCCGCGTTTATCAAGACTGTTTTGTCTATGGCTTCCTTTTTCTAGATGATCAGGATTAAAGCACCGACCGTTACCACATTTATGTCGTATTAATTCGGGATACTCTCCAGTTTTTTCCCAATACGCAACCCTATGCTTTAATAGTGTCTTGGTTTGACCAGAGTCTTTGGATTCGCCAATAGTTACCTGCATTCTAGCATAACCACTAACATGAACATCATTACTTTCTTTACATCCCGTCTCATTATTTATAGTATAAAATTTTGTATAAGAATTATACGTAATAGCTTTTTGTAGCCATGGTCTCAAATATTCTTCGTTATTGGAGGCCCACGTATTCAATAAGCAATTTTTATTGTATTTATTTAGATAATGTGTTTCTTTCCTCAATAGCTCAGCCTCACTACACTGCTCAATAATAGCATACTTGATAGTACAGTCTTTATTATTAAAATAAGACAATAACAATTTTGAATTATGCTTATTATGTTTTAAGTCTCTGCAATGTTCTGTTAGTCTTTTTTTAATGTTTATACTACTACCTATATATAGTTTGATATCATTAATTTTAAAAGCAGCACACGAATCATTTTTGTCATATTTCCAAACAAAATAAATAGCATAGACACCAGAAACACTATTTTTCATTCGTTTGATATTATTAATAGTTTTCCATTGTTTGATCACAGAATGATCTACATTAGTTTTTATATCTCTTAGCTTAAACATATTACTCAAATATGCTTTGCTCACATTATATTTTTTTATTAAACTATTAGTAGTAGCACCAGCTGCATATTCTGCTATTAATTTTCTTTCTTGGTTGCCATTTAATATGGTTTTAATTTTGCGTTTAGTTTTGTCCTTACTGCCTTTTGGTCTTGGCATTTTATTTCCTAATAGTGAACTGATGGGTTATTGTTGTTTGTTTCGATACAGGATCAAATACCTGAATCTTAACGTTATTATAACCCCTATGAAACCAGTTCCTATTAAATAAAATATTAAAGCCATGATTAGTACCCCACACAGTCTGCATTAATGCTGGCCTATACTGATTAGCCCACTGACCAGCAACTAATCTATTATTAACTAGTATTCTTACAATCACAGGAGAACTACCACTTATTTCACTATAAGCCCATCCCGTCACTCTTCTTAAACTTATAAAACCTACATGAACCACAGGAGGAGGAACGGTAACCTTTGTCGAAGCTATTTCACTCCAAGATCCGCTCTGAACGTCCTGAGCCTTGATACTTATAACATGTTCCCCTACCACCAGACCACCCAGATTAAAAATGAAAGATCCATCCGAGTTTGTTATCTTGGTAGTTACTAAAGTATTATCTATCCACAACTGAACGTTTACTGATACCGAACTATCAGGATCTTTTGCCCAACCACCTATAACTCTTAAGGTCTGGTAATTAATTGCCCCAATAGGAGCTTGATTATGAGTATATGGAATCCCCAACAAACTATCTACAGCCGCCTCTAAATTTAATTTGCCCCCAGTAGCTACCTTACCAAATAATTCTGGAATTTTATCCACGTTTGAGAATAACACAGTCTTAGTTTCTGCAACACTTATTCCTGGCTTAACAGCATTTAATAACGCCACAGCCCCAGCAACAAATGGAGAGGCCATGCTAGTTCCACTCATATATCCATAATTGTTATCTGGTAAAGTAGATAAAATCATTGTGCCAGGAGCAGCTAAGTCCACAGTTTCATTTCCATAATTAGAATATCCAGATAAATTAATATTATCATCCCCTAATGATGCTACACTAATAATATTATCTAAATTATAACAACTAGGATAATTTAAGCTAATATCATTATTGCTAGAACTATTTCCTGCTGCCACCGTAAGCATAATATTACTATCATTTAATTTAGATATTTCATTATACATTACTGAACTATAATTAGTACCCATATTCCAGCTAGCATTAGCCACAACTATATTTATATGATAAGTATTTTTCATCATTAAAATATAATCCATAGCTTTTAAGGCCCCACTTGTATATCCCACCCCCTTATCATCCATAAATTTTAAGCTCATTATACTAACATTCCAATTTATTCCACAAATTCCCAACCCATTATTCCCTTCTGCACCAATTATGCCCGCAACATGAGTTCCATGACCATAATTATCTTGAATATTATTAGTATTATCAACAAAATTCCACCCATGAATATCATCAACATATCCATTATGATCATTATCTATTCCATCTCCTGGTATTTCTCCAGGATTAGTCCACAAATTATTTTTTAGATCATTATGGTTTACATCAACTCCACTATCAATAATAGCCACCACCACATTTTTTGATCCTGTATAGTTTGTCCATGCATTATAAGCTGAAGTACTATTTAAGCCCCATTGATCATTAATTCTATTATCATTAGGAGCTATTGATAATAGTTGTTTGGATTCTAATTTCTCTATGCCCAGAACTTTTGTGTTCACTTTTGCTCTTCCTTGAAACAAATTCAAAACTCTATATCAGCACAAGTTAGCATAAAAAGCTCAAAAATCAATAAGAATTTTTTATTTATCTTATATAAATTTCTACTCTTGCAGACCTATTGATACCTGTACTATTATTACAACAATTAATTATATCACCAGCTGAATAATTACCAAAATTAGAATCCAGACCAATACCATTGCTAACATCATTGGTTCCTGCCCAATAACCCCAACTATTACTAAGGGTGGATGGAGAAGAATAATTTCCTTCTCCATTGTCATTCCAACCAAAACCCCATCGTACTCTTGCGGTACCATAGTTCCAAAAGGGTCTTGGATAACTTTTAAAATTGAATCCATAAAAATTGATATCTTTCTGTGTTGCAAAAATATTATTCCCCCAGTTTGGAGAATTTGTTGCTAGTCCTTTAAAATATCCTCCATAGTTTCCTCCTGTATTAACACCACCAGTATTAAAGGTGCCAGCAGTATTAAAAAAATCGATTAAACATATTCTATTTCCATCAAAGAAATTATTCTCCAGCCATGTCCAACAATTAAAAGGATTAGGAGTTATTGCTCCACCCCCATTATTTACTAAAATATCCGGCCAAATAGCCATAATATCTTTAGCTTGAAAAGTATTCATAATATGAAATTTAGCATCACTATTATTTCTATTAGCATCACTATGATTTAAAGTATTAGCTTGTGTCCAATAACTAGAAATATAATTAAATTTAGTACTACCCAACGAAGCTTTCATAGCCAACATCCATGCTCCTCCATCAAAAGATGAATCCATTAAACAGTATGTTAAATTATTATTAATTAAATAAACTCCGTTAGGAGCTGTTGGTAACATATTTTTAATTTCTAAAGCATTATTAAAACTGATTGACCCATTAGTTGTTGGTGTTATATTATTTGATTCTATAGAATATGGACCATTTCCACAATTATTAGCTGAGTATACTCTAAATTTATAATTAGTATTATTACTAAGATTATTAATTTTTAACATTTTCATTTTTATTTTTCCTTTTTTTTATTTTGGATTTATAAAAGGAGCATCAGATGGTGTAAAATTATCATTATATCTTGCAACACCCTTGGTTATACGGAATTCATCAAAATAACCCAGAATATAACCAGCATTTCCGTTATCCCCACCTATTGCTAATGGCAAATTATCATTAATATTAGCTGATGAAGATCCTCCACCACAATAAATTCCATTAATATACATTCTTATTGTGCCATTATCTCTAACAACTGCGACATGATTCCACTGATTAGGAACAACAGAAATATTGCCAGGTAAAAAGCTTGATGTTTCATCAATCCACATTAAGACGTTATTTACACCATTATTATAATTAGTATCTAACAAGAAATACCAACCTCCAGGATTAGGTGCTGTTGCGGTAGATGCTATTGATCCCCATGTGTAGTACCCCGATATGCTTCCTGTCCAATATAACCAACATTCTATTGTAAAGTTTTGAGTTCCAAATTGTATAGAAGAACTATTATTTACTATAGCTTTTTTACCCCATGAAGAGCAATCTAACGAATTATTGAATTTGCCTATTTGGTTTGTTATAGCAGCACCATTTATAGCATTTACAACATTACTATTAATGGAACTATCAATCAGATTGGTATCTCCATTACCGCTATCCATGTGTAACAGTAGCGAAACATTATTTATATAAGGATCAGGATCACTGAATGGAACATTTGAAGGATTACAATAGTCGGGGAACGGCGCGGTGGGCGGAACGAAATTGGAGGTGTAACGGGCCATTGACGAGATGCGCAAATCGTCGATGAAACCCGAAAAATTAAACCCGTAGTTCGGGGCACTCCCAATCGAAATGCCGCTATTCGTGACGGGGAACGTCTGAGTGCTCGTGCCGATTAACGTGCCGTCCTGATACATCGAATTGGTGCCGACATAACGAACGCACGCTATGTGCGTCCATGCGTCAACGCCAACGGAACCGCCCGCAATCGCCCCTGTGAGTGCGTTGTTCCAGTAGAGCGTTCCGTTTGGCGTCACGTACACGTTCATGCCTCCGACACCACCACGGATGTTGCCGGCCTCAAAAAAAGTTTGTACGCTACCACCACCGGCGGCGCGTCGCATCCACAGTTCAATCGTAAAATCGCCCGACCAATCAAATCCCGGCAGCGACGCAGACAGGTAATCGCCGATGCCGTCGAACGCCGCGGACTGAGATCCGAACTTGCATTGCGCCGACGATTGCGTTGCGTTGCCATTCGCCGTGACGGTTTTGGGAGTGCCGCTGGAATCGGTAAACGACGATCCGTTGCCTTCCATGTGTAACAGTAGCGAAACATTATTTATATAAGGATCACAATCACTGAATGGAACATTTGGTGGAGTGAAATTATTAGTATAAACTGCTTTGCTAACTATTCTAAGTTCATCTATATAACCATTTAACACATACTGGGATGCAGGATGTTTTCCTATTATTAGAGGAGCATTTTCTGTTACAGAATAATATGAGCCACTAGCCTGACTTTGTAGGTTTCCATCTACAAATAAAGATGTTAAATTACCATCGTAAACCACTGCTATATGATGCCAAGTTTGGGAAGATGGTTGGTTTATAGCTATATTTCCCCATGATGGACTACCTGGATAAGCCATAGCATTTAACCACTGCCAGTATAAAGTATTATTTTCTACAAACAAATTGTATTGTAGTCCATTTACATAATTCCACTCACCTTGTGAAGCTCCTTTTGAGATTAAAACCTTATCTGTATTATCTATAAAATTAACAAACATTTCTATAGTAAAGGGTTGATTATTTAATCCGAGATCAAACTTAGTATCATCTGGTATCGAAATATAAGAATCATTCGTACCATTTACATATAAACTAGATCCTCCAAACTTGCTTTGATTCGTACTAATTTTTGCATTATTATATGGTGTTATAGATGAATTATAACAACTACTATCAATAAAGTTAGTGCTTCCATCATTACCATCAAAATGTAGAAGTAAAACACAATCTTGACATTGATTTGAGGTCGGGGTTGGGGTTGGGGTTGGTGTAGCGGTTGGAGTTGGTGTAGCGGTTGGAGTTATATAAGCATCACAATCACTACTGAATGGAGCAGTCGGAATTGCAATATTACTGTCTGATATTAAATTAAGTGCAGAGCCTGAGCCTATAGTAAGGCGTAATTCATCAATATAACCAACAAAAGATGGAAAATAATTTTCTCCACCATACCCAATATAGGTAGGCTCAGTATAAAAAGTTATAATACTATTATTAAAACCACTACCAGCAAAATTTCCATTTATATACCAACGCCATATATTAGATGCGCGAGAAAATGCAATATAATTCCATTGATTAACCACAACCTGACTATTAGCGGATAAATATAAATCGTTAGCATTAGGAAGATTATTTATATGAATTTTAGGAACTAGAGAATCAATATGAACCACAAACTTTGCATGATCACCTGATCCGCCGCTAGTTGCATAAATTCCATAACGCCCAGAAGATTGTGTTGGATAAATCCAGCATTCGAAAGCTAAATCACTATCATTAATATTAAAATCAGAATCATATTCACTATAGATCCATCCATTGTTGGTAATCATAGAATTACCAAATTTGGCGAACCATTTAAATTGTACTGGATTACCCGGTTCAGACAATATTAATGTTTTTGGAATATTACTAGAGTCTATAAATACATTACTTCCATCCTCACCATCAAAATGTAGAAGTAGAACACATTTACATTGATTTGGGGTCGGGGTCGGGGTAATGTATTCGTTCCAAATCGATCCACCATCAATACTATATTCTACTATATATTTTAGTGGTGATTTACCACTATTAATATCTGATATTTCATCCCAAATTAGATACGCTTCGCTATCACCCGCTATTGTTAGGATATTTGTAGGAGCTTCTGTTGGTGTTGTACAATTATTAGAATCAGGAATGACACTATTACTATTAACACTATATTTAGTATCATTAATATTATATATAGCTCCAATTCTAAAAATATAAGAAGTTCCATTATTTAAATTTTTAAGTAGAATATAATTTAAAGTTGGATCTATATAATTTAAATAGTTATTCCAACTAATACCATTATTAATACTATATTGTATATTATATCCTAATACTTTTAATATATGATTATTAGGAAAGCTCCAACTTAAAAGAGCACTAGTATCTCCACTTTCCGCCTCCACATTGAATGGTATATCCAACTTTACTTCACAGGACTCATAAGATCCTATACCAGCACTATTTATTGCAGCTACTCTAACTAAATATGTTTTATCAATAGTTAAATTATTAAGATTAATATTTGTATTTATAGAATTATTAATATAATCAACCCAATCTATTCCATTATTATTAGAATACTGTATACTATAATTAATAATTTCTCCGCCATTATCATCATCTGGTTTAGTCCATAATAATGATATACTGTTATTAGAATCAGCATGAGCAGATAAATTAGTAATATTATTTGGAATCGATATTTGTGTTCCTGTTGATGGAAATGGAGCAAGAATACTATTTATATTAAAATTATCGTTATATCTACATGATCCTACTCCTTTTGTAATTCTTAACTCATCTATATAGCCATTAAATGTTTCACTACCATAACTATGCATACCAGTACCAATATAAACTTCTCTAGAGTACCCCAAATCAGAAGCTGCTGCCCCACCACTAATTGATAAAGATTGGTTACCATTAATATATACGCTAATATTTCCATTATTTCTCACCAATGCTAAATGATTCCAAGCATTTAGGGTCACACTATTAGCTCCCCAATTCCAAGATGTGCCATTAAAATATAATTGGTCTCCATTTGTGCCCATTCTCCATAATAATCCACTATCATATCGTCCTATAGAAATAAGAGTTCTCCAATTAATATTATCTAAAGGATAAATCCACATCTCCACTGTAAAATCTTCTGTTCCAAATCCAAAAGCAGGATCGCTTTCTATAAAAACATACGGAGATCCACCGTTAGGAGCATAGTCACTTCGTCCACTTAGTTTTAAAGATCCCGATTCTGTACCAAATCTATCTTTATTCTTACTTATAAAAGCCCCATTATATAAAGTAACATTTTTAGGGGTTATAGATGAATCAATAATATTCATTATTTTATCCTTATGCGTCCATATGAAGAAGAAGTTTTGTTTTATTATATAGATTATCTGTTGCTCTAGGAGCAACATTTACAGCAGAAGATATTTCGCTGTATGGTCCAATTCCTGCAAAATTAATATGAGCTATTTTAAAAATATAAGTAGTATTATTTTCTAAATTAACTATATTTATAATATCATTTAATAGATAAGATATAAAATTATTCCAAGAAGATCCATTATCACTAGAGTATAAAACAGAATAACCTTTACTAGGCGAAGAATAAGTTGTACTTATATTTGGATTTATAGCTATAAATACTTGCTTATCATCTGGTATGATATTAATTATTTGTGGAATATCAGTTATAGTAGATAATTCAACAATATTGCTATATGGTCCAGAACCAACACTATTAGTAGCTTTAATTCTAAATAAATATGAATTATTTGTGCTTAAATTATATAATTGTCTATTATTAATACTATTATTAATATTAGCACTATATTTAATATAGTCTATATGCGAATATAATTCATTACTACAATTATTGCTTTTAATATGATTATGAGAAAAATTCTTAAAACTATTACTAAATATATCATTATAATAAGTTTGTACTATTCCATTTATATTTATAGCTAAATTTTTTAATATAGGATTTATTGATATCTTAATAGTATTAAAAATTCCTGGATCAGAAAAAATTAAACTATCATGCAAAGACCAAACTGTAGATTGTCCTTGTGGTTCTATACCTACCACAACCCTAGATGGATAATTAATACCTAATGCTGAATTCCACTCTGTTTCTTCTGTTCCATAGCTATTATAGTATATTTTAACAGACCCTAAATCATTATAAAAAACTATACTAGGATTTCTATTAGTATCAAATGTACTAAGAAAACTGATTTCAAAATCAAATAAATTTTGATCTTCAATAAAACTATAAGAACTAAAATTATCTTGAGAATTACAGCAAAGTGTTATTCTATAATTGTTAATACTACAATTATTACCTGATAATATTTGAAAATTGTTATTAAAATTTACTAATTTATTTCGAGTATTTAGAGTTATAGTTTTTGTATCGCTATAAATATCAGTATATTCTATCCAAGAATCTCCATTATCATTACTATATTCTACAATATAATTATTTATACTAATAATATTATTTTTAGATATTGGATTTGGATAATTTGGATTATTCCATGATAAATTAATAATATTATTATATTCTATGAGAGAAAGATCCAAGGGTTCTGAAGGAATAGTTGGAGGTGATCCAAAATCAGGATAAGGACGATATGATACTGTAAAATTAGGATATATACCATTATATATACGATATCTTGCTACCCCTTTAGTAACTCTAAATTCATCTATATAACCAGTAAACATCTGATTTCCAGTAGTATCACTGCCAATATATGCAGATGCTATTGATGAATACTGTCTATCATCATTAATCGTAGCTGATACAGCTCCATTAACATATAAATTTAAAATACCTGAAGTTTTTACTAGTGCCAAATGTGTCCATGTTGATAGTGGTATAGATGGCCCATTAATAATATTTTCATTATTATTAGCTACTACTATATTTCCTGAAGATGTGTTAGCATATATAGCTACTCCCTCAACCGTTGAATCTTCATATCTTCTATTATCAAATAATATTTGATTATCATTTTTATTAGATAACCAAACCCAAGCTTCTATAGTATAATCTTCTGATCCAAAACCTAATCTTTCACTATTTTCAATAATTATATAATTACTACCATCAAGATACAAACTATTACCTCCCATAACGCTAGTATTATTACTAATAATAGGATTATTATATGGTATTATATTATGTTTATATATCGAATAATCAACTAATAATTTATTTATATCATTGTCATTATATGATGATATCTCAAAACTATCTATATATCTTGCTATTTTTTTGGTTACTCTAATATTATCCATATATCCAATAAAAGAATACTCAAAATTAATTAGTTGTCCAATTAGAGGATTAGATCTTTCACAATTTATATCTTGTGAAAATACCATAGTATTATTTTGTATTTGACCGTCAATAAATAATCTACATAATCCGTCTTTTCTTGTAACTGCCACATGTGTCCATTTATTAATTTGTATATTAGTATTTGATTGAAGTCTTGTATTTCCATAAACTCCACCAGGAGTAAAATCTAAAACAGAACCATATATACCAAATATATAAGAATTATATGAAATTTCATTTCTTGTTTCTATAAATGGAGAATACGAAGAGTCCAATGAAGTAGGATATATCCATAACTCTATTGTGAAATCATCAGTTCCAAAACTTACACAATCAGAAGATCCTATCTCTAAATAAGAATAATCTTTTCCATTAAGATATAAACTTGTATTACCTTCTTTTTTTTCATCTGATGATAATTTAGCATCTCCTGCTCCTATAACAGCATTATTATATTTTGATATATCTCTAAAATCTATACTATTATTTTCTCCTTCCATATCCATTAATAAAGATGTATTATCTACATAAAAATTATCCATATGTATTAACAAAGATGTATCATAATAATAATCGTCAGTATAATATGTTGGGGTTACTAATACGTATCTACTGAATAAGCCGTCTTTATTATTGTTTACAGCAGCAACTCTTACTTTATACGTAGAATTATTTTTTAATCCTCTTATAGCAATATTAGTATTAGTATTATTAGTAGTAATAGTATTCATTTGTTTTATATTAATCTTAATTAGTAGTAATATTTCCAGTAATTAAACCACACCCATTAGACGTTATATTTCCAATAAATATATTTGTAAATGTAATATTGTCCATACTCCCAGAAACAGTAAAGTTAGATCCTCGTACTCCATCGCCATATGTAGAATAAATTTTTGCTGCTGTTGGTAATCCTATTACTCCATCTCCCAGATCAAGAGTATATGAAGATCCGACTCCTGGTATCTCTCCGCTATCAGAGCAATTATCATCAGTAAATACTACAACATTTACATCTATATTATCAATAGTTAATATAATTCTTGAACATCTGGGGTGATGAGACTCTGTGATACTAGTACTAGTATATTGTAAATATCTATATCCTTTAGGAATATTCGAAGGGGTTGGCGTCGAAGTTTTAGTTGGAGTTATGGTTAGAGATACAGAAGGAGACGGAGTTGGAGTTGGAGTAGATTCAATTTGTTCCTCAAATGCGCAAATTCCAAAAGTACCCGTGCCCCCACCATATTTCCAGTATTGGATCCATAAAGTTTCTCCCGGAGTTCTATCGCTTAATGATATAAGAGGTTGATATCCAGGACCAGAATCATCGTCGCAAGTTATTAAATTTAAATTATTACAATCGCTTCCAGAATAAACAGCCATAGCTCCATCTATTATACCTATACCTTGTATAATTACAGATCCGGATTCCGGAACTATTAAATAGAACCATATACTATTATTATCTGAATAGTTGGCGCACGGAGGTATCCAGCCACTGATATCTAAGTATCCAATATTATTATAAGTTAAAGGAATACAAGATGATCTATTAACAGACAATTGTATTGCATTACAAGGATAAATATTAATTTTTTCTATCATTTCATATTCTACTATATAATGGTCGATATTATCATGAATAAAATCTAAAGAATTATAAAGCGTTATATTTATATCTATAGTATTATTTGATTCTATAGCTATTAAATCAGAAACTATATTTTGCTTTTTTCTAGAATCTCTAAAAACAAATTGGTTTAAAGAACTATTTGATGGAATAAAATTATAAGTATAAACAGCAACTCCTTTACAAATACGAAGATCATCTATATATCCTCTAAATTCATTGCCTATTCTAACTTGACCGCTAAATCCTGACGAATATACTGTAGATTCTAATAAAATACCATTTAAATACATAGATATAATATTTGAGTCTCTAACAAGACAAATATGGTTCCATGTATATCCTTGTGCTGTTATAGTGTGTCCTCCACCTAAGATATAATTATCATTTCCAAAGAAAAATAATCCTCGATAATCGTCGTGTAACCAAAGACTATGATTACCAATAAATACAATTCCTGGCTGTCCACCATACAGGTCTTTTGGTCTGGTATCATATATCCAAAATTCTATAGTAAAATCTTCTTTTTCATCAATTACAATATTTTTATCTATTAATAAATAATCTTTCTCCTCAAAGTATCCACTACTTAATCCAAATTTATTTTCATCTTCACTAATTTTTACATTACCATAACAGGTTATTGGTAATTGGTATTTGCTACTATCTACAAAATTATTGGTATTATTCTGGCCCTCAAAATGTAGTAATAAAGATGCTGGTATACCATTAGGATCAGAATTATCAAATGGATTATTTGGTGGTATAAAGTCATTATCATAACGTGATATACCTTTGGTTATACGGAATTCATCAAAATATGCAAGAATATAACCATCATTTCCATTATCCGCACCTATTGCTAAAGGTAGACCATCATTTATGTCAGCCGACGAAGATCCTCCTCCGCAATAAATTCCATTAACATACATTTTTATCACACCACTACTACGAACTACAGCTATATGAGTCCATTCATTACTAGGTATAGAAATATTACCATTTAATGGTCCTGATGTTTCATCTATCCATACTAATCCATTATTATTATTAGTATCCAATATCCAGCGCCATCCGTTAGTATTTGGGGCCGTAGCCGTAGAAGCTATTGAGCCCCAAGTATAGGAACCAGAGATACTGCCTGTCCAATATAACCAGCACTCTATTGTAAAATCATTAGTTCTAAATAATATAGAAGAGCTATTATTTACAATAGCTTTTTTACCAGATGACGAACAATCCAAAGATTGTTCGAATTTACCAAGGTTATTTGTTATCGATGCTCCATTAATACCATTAACAATATTATTGTTTAATGAACTATCATATAGAGTTGTTGTTCCATTAATACCGTTCATATGAAGTAATAAAGAAACATTAGAATTATAGGGGTCATAATTTTCTAATTGAGTTGTTCTGGGAGTAAAATTAGATATATAAATTGCTTTATTATTATTTATAATCAATTCATCTATATAGCCTAATAATGTATATTGATAACCAGCTATAGGATGTTTTCCTATTATTAGAGGAGCATTTTCACTAACAGAATAATATGAGCCATTAGAGGTTGTTTGAATTTCTCCATCTATAAATAATGAAGTTAAGTTTCCATCATAAACAATTGCTAAATGATGCCAAGATTGTATACTTGGCACAGACGCAAATATCTCGCCATAAGAATTATCACTGTTTAACCATCTCCAATAAATATTTTCATTTTCTATTGACAACGTATACTGTATACCATTTATTGAGTTCCATTGATTAATCGAAGCTCCTTTTGATACTAAAAATTGATCAATATTATCTTCTAAATTAATAAATAATTCTATTGTAAATGGCTTATTATTTAAACCTAAATCTAAATTTATACTATCCTGTATTAAAAGATAAGAATTATCAACACCCGGTATATATAGACTTGAACTACCTAAATATTTCGTATTATTATCTAGTATCACACCTCCATATGGTGTGACTGTAAAATTATTTATAGAACTATCAATAAATGTTCCATCAGGATTAATGTTATCAAAGTGCATAAGTAAAGATGTGGTATAATTAGTTGAAATTATATCTAATAGAGTAGGAGTATTACTAGGCGTTATTGTAATTGTGGGTGTTCTGGTATTTGTTGGTGTTGTTCTTGGAGTGTGGGTATTCGTTGGCTCTATAAATGATGTACTTGTGGGAGTTAGTCCGGGAGTAGACGTACTTGTGGGAGTTAGTCCGGGAGTAGACGTACTTGTGGGAGTTAGTCCGGGAGTAGACGTACTTGTGGGAGTTGCAGTAGATGTTCTTGTTTGAGTTCTTGTATTTGTTGGTGTTCTTGTAGAAGTTTTAGTTTGAGTCGGTGTAATTGTTTGTGTTGGAGTGACAGTTTGAGTACTTGTTTGAGTTTGAGTTACTGTTGGAGTACTTGTTTGAGTTGGCGTAACAGTTTGAGTTGGAGTTAGTCCGGGAGTATTTGTTCGAGTAGGAGTCAAACTAATTGTCGGAGTTGCTGTTGGATCGTTTGTTGGAGTTGGTGTTTTTGTCGCTGTTTTTGTAAGAGCAGGAGTTTTTGTAGGAGTTATAGTTTGTGTATTACTTGGTGTTGTTGTTATTGTAGGAGTATTAGTAGATGTTACTGTAGCTGTTATTGTAGGAGTTGCAGTAGATGTTGAAATTGGTGGACATATTCTTGTTTGTGTTCTTGTTACTGTTCTTGTTGGAGTGGGAGTTCTGGTATAAGTTCTGGTTAATGTTCTCGTGGGTGTATTTGTACGAGTTAAAGTAGGAGCTATCGTTGGTGTTCTACTCGCATCAGGAGTAGGACACATAATCGATAGTGATTCTGTAGGTGTTACAGTTTGTGTAGGAGTTACTGTTGGGGTTGCAGTTTGTGTTACTGTTGGTGTTGGAGTTACAGTTTGTGTAGGAGTTACTGTTCGAGTTGCGGTCCTTGTAGGAGTTAGTGTTATGTCTAATATTTTATATAATGAACCAGAATCATTTATATTTTGAATAGAATCATCATTATTAATATCTGAATTATCATTATATATCATATATTATTAATTTTATATTGAATATATAAAATATATATTATTCAATACTTTCTATATTATTTGATAATGTTTCTTTTTTAACAGGACGCCCTCTTTTTTTAGATATTCCTAGTTTTCTTCGTTGTCTTCTAATCATTCCTGTTGTTATAGTTTCTCCAGTCATTTCACTAAGTTTTTCAGCTAAATTTTTATCATTATAATCATTAATATTATTTTTAATATATTCCAGCTCATTAGAAGCCCATTTTTTATAAGATCTCATAAAATTCTCCTTTTTTGACAAAAAGTGTAGATTAACTATGATATAGTAGTCATTTTTATTGTTGAGGCAAGATAATTATGGATATTCCTCCTATATATAATATAGTTGGTTCAGTATTAAAAGTTACAGCATCTGAAAATTTAGATATTTCTAAAGATCTATTATTAGATAGTAGCACATCGTTAGACCAACTAATCGAAAATCAAAAAGAGAATCCTGTTGAAAAAGATAAACAAAAAAATAGTAAAAAAGAATAAAAACCAAGAAACTAATGCCAATATAAATCAAGATACACTAAATGGTATTAGTGAAGAACAATTTTTATCCGCTATTGATAATATAACCAAAAATTTAGCTTATAAATTTAAGTTTGGTTATCATGAGATAGAAGATATGAAGCAACAAATAATAGTTTTTGCTTTAGAGGGACTTAAAAACTATGATCATAATAGACCACTAGAAAACTTTTTATGGACTCATGTTAGAAATCGTTTATTTAATTATAAGAGAGATAATTATCAAAGACCCAATAAACCATGTTTAAGTTGTCCATTTTATGATCCTTATTTAAAAAATAGTTCAAGTGAATGTTCAAAATTTACAAATAAAGATGAGTGTGAGCTTTACACCAGATGGTTTAATAGAAATAATTCTAAGAAAAAATTAGTACATTTTACTCCTATAGAAGATATTAAAGATTATAGTAATATTTTTTGCGAAAATAATATTTCATTATCTAATTTAGCATCAAAAGAAATTATAGATTTAATAGAAAGTAAATTAACTGGTGAATTAAGAACAATATATCTTAAACTTAAAAACGGATGTAAAGTTAACAATAGCGATAAAAGTAAACTCCTTAACTTTATTAAAACATATATATCCTATGAGTAAAAAACGTGGACAATTAAGCATATCAGAAGAAACATTTATTAAAAACAATGTATTTAATTTAACAATTGAACAAATTGCCGAATCTTTGAATAGAAACACTGATCCTATTGAAAGATATATAAAAGAAAATCAATTATATGAATCACAAGACTCTAAAGCAGAATATAACAATTTAAAAAATAAATTACATAGTAAAACATTTTGGAAAGAAATATCACGACAATTCGACGAAGAAACTGGTGAATTAGAATATTTTGAAGATGTTTGGATAAATTTAATTAAACAATTTAGAGAAGATGTTTTACCAGCAGAGGAACTTCAAATTAAACAGTTTATCACAATAGATATTCTTATTAACAGAAGCATGAAAGAACGTAAAAGACATATTAGTGAAACTGAAAAATTACAAAAATTAGTTGATCTAGAATATTCTAAACCAGAAGATCAAAGAGATCCTGCTCGTTTACTTAATTTGGAAAACCAGCTTAGTTTTTCTAGGAATAGTATAGCTAGTTATACAAATGAATATACTAAATTATTAGCTGAATATCAAAAAATTAGTAAAGATCTAAAAGCTACTAGAGAGCAAAGAATAAAAAGGATAGAAGATGGAAAAAGCTCTTGGGTTGGATTAATACGAATGCTAGAAGAAGAAGATATCAGAGAGAAAGAAGGACGAGAAATGTCTATTCTTAGTTTAGCCACAGATAAAGCCAGATCTAAATTATATGAATATCATGAGTATGCTGATTCTAAAATAGATATGCCTATTTTAAATAGTGAAAGTATAACACTAAGAGAAAAAAATGAGAAACTACAATGATCCACAATATAAATCATGGCGTCAAAAAATAAAAAAAAGAGATAACTATAGTTGTCGTTGGCCTGGTTGTTTAAGCAAAAATAAAATTCATGCTCATCATATTATGAAATGGAGCGATTATCCTGGATTAAGATATCATCCTAATAATGGTATATCTTTATGTAAAATACATCATGATATGATTAAAAATAATGAAGATAATTATATTTCTTTTTTTTTAAGATTAGTGCATTCTTTAGAGTCTAAATAATATATATAATTTTATGTTACTTATTAATATCTTAATTATTGTGTATATTTTTAGAGCAGATATAATATGATATGAATATAAATAATTTTACTATTATCGTTGATACTCGTGAACAAAAGCCTTGGACATTTAATAATTATACAGTAGCTAATAAAAAATTAGATACTGGAGATTATAGTATCGAAGGACTAGAAAAAATATTTACTATTGAGCGAAAAAGAAGTGTTAGTGAAATCGCTAATAATATTTCAGAAAAACGCTTCTACGATGAATTAGATAGGATGAGAGATTTTAAACATAAATTTATATTGTTAGAATTTAGTCTTAATAGTGTTTTAGATTATCCAGTAGGATCTACAGTACCTAAAAGACTATGGAATAACCTTAAAATAACTGGTAAATATGTTTTGAAATACTTAATAGAAATTAGTATAAAATATGATGTTCATATAATATATTGTGGATCTTCAGACAATGCTGAAGAAATGGCTATTTCCATAATGAAAAGAATGGTTGAAAAATATGCAAGATCACAAACTGAAAATTTATGAGGAAGCTTGGCTTGGACTTGGTGATCTTGATAAGTTAATTATCAATGACAATCCAATGATAGGCAGATCCAAATCCGATATAGAGAAACCAGATTTGCACCTATTAAGACTATTAAGAGATCCAAAATATTTAGGAAGCACTTGTAAACTATTATTTGACATAGAATTACATCCTATACAGATTGTTTTATTACAAGAATTCTGGTATACTCCTTTTCCAATGTTTATTGCTACTCGTGGTTTTGGTAAAAGTTTTATACTCGCCCTATATGCTTTGCTTAAATGTATCTTTATTCCCGGTACTAAAATTGTTATTGTTGGTTCAGCATTTAGACAAAGTAAAATTATTTTTGAATATATGGAAAATATTTGGAATAACAGCGCTATTTTACGTAGTATTTTTACTGGAAATAATGATGGTCCTAGAAGAGATGTTGATAGATGTACCATAAGATTAGGAGATAGCTGGACTATTGCCGTGCCTTTAGGAACAGGAGAAAAAATTAGAGGTTTAAGAGCCCATATAATTATAGCAGATGAATTTGCTTCTATCTCTCCTGAAATATACGAAACTGTGGTTTCGGGTTTCGCTGCTGTTAGTGCTAGCCCAATACAAAATGTTAAAGAAGAAGCTCGTAAACAGGCTATGATAGCAGATGGATTATGGACAGAAGAACTCGAAGATATTCAAATTAAAAAGAACAATCAGGCTATTATCGCAGGTACAGCGGATTATAGTTTTAAACACTTTGCATCATATTGGAAAAGATATAAATCTATTATAGAAAGTTGTGGAGATAAAAATAAATTAGAAGAATTATTTAAGGGAGAAATACCAGAAAGCTTTAACTGGAAAGATTATTCTATTATTAGAATACCCTATGAATTAGTACCTAAAGGATTTATGGACGATAAACAGGTATCTAGATCAAAAGCTACTATACATACTGGTATATATAATATGGAATATGCCGCATGTTTTACAGAAGATAGCGATGGATTCTTTAAAAGAAGTCTTATTGAGAGCTGTGTGTGTAATGAAACCAAACCAATAATTATTGGAGAAAAACCCATAATATTTGATGCATCAATAACAGGAAGCCCAAATCTGCAATATATTTATGGAGTTGATCCAGCATCAGAAAAAGATAATTTCAGTATTGTGGTATTAGAACTTCATTCAGACCACTCTAGAATAGTATATTGTTGGACAACAAATAGAAATAATTTTAAAGAAAGACAAAAAACAGGATTAGTTAAAGAATATGATTTTTATGGATTTTGTGCTAGGAAGATCAGAAGCTTAATGAAAACTTTCCCATGCTACAGAATAGGAATGGATGCTCAAGGTGGTGGAGTAGCTATAGAAGAAGCACTTCATGATCCTAGAAATTTGGAAGAAGGAGAAAGCCTAATATGGCCAGTAATAGAATCTACAAAATATAAAGAAACAGATGATAATCAAGGTCTTCATATTTTAGAATTAGTTCAATTTGCTAGAGCAGACTGGACTACTCAAGCTAATCATGGATTGCGTAAAGACCTAGAAGATAAAATTATTTTATTTCCAAGATTTGATCAATTAAGTTTAGCATTGGCTCTAGATAAAGAAAATCAAGATATTATGGAAACATCTTTTGATAATTTATATGATTCAGAAAGTGAGTGCATATTAGAGATTGAAGAATTAAAAAATGAATTAACTACTATTATTATGACACAAACTAGTGGTGGCTCAGGAGCTAGAGACAGATGGGATACTCCTGAAGTTAAAACTCCTAATGGTAAAAAGGGCAAACTAAGAAAAGATAGATATAGTTCACTAGTTATAGCAAATATGTTAGCTAGACAATTAAGTAGAAGTTCTGAGCCAATTCAATATGATATTATTGGAGATAATCTTGCTAATCTGGAAAAACAAAAAGGAACTATGTATAGAGGGCCTAATTGGTTTACAGAAGAAGCTAATAATAATATATATAGAGGTATTTACAGGTAAGCTGGTGTATATTAATATAAATCTATCGTAATACCAATGTAATACTATTATGCCTAGAAAAAAAACAAACCAAAACAAAAATATCAAAAATGCGCCTCCGGCTCAGCCAGAATTAGCCTATATAACATGGTCAGATGATACAGCTTCCAAGCAAGAAGCCCTAAAAGAAGCATCCAAAGGACTAGATGAATTTAGACTAATAGATAAAACAGTTGCTAATAATAGTAGATATCGTTTAGATTTTTCTAACTTAGAGCCCAATACTAGCGGTAGACCAGGTTTAACTAGACGAGATTATGATTATTTTCGTCCAGAAGAATCTATTCCCATATACATAAAATCGATTTTTCAAAAAGCGATAATAATGTATGATAGGGTAGGAATAGTTAAAAATGTTATTGATTTAATGGCAGATTTTGCTTCTCGCGGCATCAGACCGGTTCATCCCAATAAAAGAATAGAAAGATTTTATCGTAATTGGTTTGATAAGGTTAATGGTGAAGATAGAAGTGAAAGATTTTTAAATAATCTTTATAAAGTAGGAAATGTTGTTATTAATAAACAAACAGCTAAAATTACTGTTAAAATAGAAGAAAATTTATACAAGGCCACAGGAGCCACCGATATTATATTGGATAATGATGCAAAAACAGAAAAAAGAGAAATTCCATGGAAATATACTTTTATAGATCCAACCTATGTCGATGTAATAGGTGGACCTCTAGCTTCCTTTCTGGGAAATAGAGCATATTCTATTACTCTCCCCGCAGGATTACGACAAATTATTAATTCACCAAAATCAGAATCTGAACAAGAAATGTTGCGTCAACTTCCTCAACAAATACTAGAGGCAGCTTTAAGTAAAAAAGAGTACATACTAGATTCTGCTAAAACTTATGTTTGTCATTATAAAAAAGACGATTGGCAGACTTGGGCATATCCAATGACATATGCTATTATGGATGATATTAATATTATAGAAAAATTAAAATTAGCAGATCTTGCTGCTTTAGATGGAGCAATATCAAATATTAGAATTTTTAAATTAGGAAGCTTAGAGCATAAAATAGCTCCAACAGCTGCTGCTGCTAGTAAATTAAGCTCTATTTTAGAAAATAATGTTGGTGGAGGTACTATGGATCTGGTTTGGGGACCAGATTTAGAACTAATAGAATCAAAAACAACTGTTCATGAATTTTTGGGTGAAGCTAAATATATTCCACATCTTAATAGTATTTATGCTGGTCTTGGTATTCCTCCAACCTTAACAGGAGCTTATGGAGCATCAGGAACCACAAATAATTTTATATCACTAAAAACTTTAACTCAAAGATTAGAATATGGCCGTAAAAAATTAATTAATTTTTGGAAACAAGAATTTATAGCAGTACAAAAAGCTATGGGTTTTACTTATCCAGCTAAACTAGAGTTTGATAGAATGGATCTTAGTAATGAAGATGCAGAAAAAGCATTATTAGTTCAACTAGCTGATCGTAATTTAGTATCTGATGAAATGCTACAAAGAATTTTTGGTTTTGATCCAGAAATAGAACGAAATAGACTAAATAGAGAAAATAGAGATAGAAATAATGGTCGTATGATTAGAAAATCTGGTCCTTGGCATGATCCTCAATTGGAAAATTCATTAAAGAAAATAGCATTACAAGGAGGTTCAGTTTCACCATCTCAAGTGGGACTAGAACTGGAAAAGAAAAAAAGTGGAGAAAAAAATTCATTAGAATTAAGATCCGAATTAAATCCATCAAAAAATTTAAATAGTACACCCCAAATTGAAGATACTCCATCAGGACAACCTGGACAGGGTAGGCCAAAATTATCCAAAGACACCAAACCTAGAAAAAGTAAAACTTTTGTTCCTCAGACTGGCGCTTCTTTACATTTGTGGGCAATATCATGTCAAGATAAAATTTCTGAAATTTTAAATCCAATTTTACTAGAATTTTATAGTAAAAAAAATATGAGAAGTTTATCTAGTTTAGAATATGACGAGGCAGAAAAAACTAAAACTAAAGTATTTTTATCATTAGAACCTATGAAAAATATTGATGAAAATATTATTTTAGGTAAATTATCAATAATTAATGACTCTAATATTAATACAATATATAATGAATATATCAAATGGGCCAAAAATATCTCTATAAATTTATCTAAAACCTTAACCTCAGAAGAACACAAATATAATAAAGCCTATTTTTATAGCTTGGTGTATAGTTCTTAATAACCATTTATTTTTTGAAAGCTATAAAACATATGATTATATATAAATCAGAAATAGATGATGGTTTATCTGAAAAACTATATGCTAGTGCATTTGTATCATACGCATCTTTAGCATTCAAAGCTGATCAATTTGAAGAAAAAACCAAGTCTAATATTAAGAGTTTAGCTAATATTAATGATAAAGATTTATATTATGTTCAATCTATTTTAGTAAGTTCTTCATGGAATAAGAATGATGATATTTTTGATAAAGAAGAAGTATGGGCCGCTCGCAAAACACCAGAAGACAAACCAACTAATCTAGAACATGATGAACATAATATTATTGGTCATATTACCGCTAATTGGCCAATTAATGAAGATGGAGACATTATAGATGAATCAACACAACCAAAAGATTTACCAGAAAAATATCATATATTAACAGGATCAGTAATCTATACGGGATTTTCTAATACTGATCTTAGAAATAGAGCTTTAAATCTTATATCAGAAATTGAATCAGGAAATAAATATGTTAGTATGGAGTGTTTTTTCCAAGGATTTGATTATGGATTATTAAATAATAATAATGGAGAATATAGCATATTAACTAGAAATGAATCTACTGCTCATTTAACAAAATATTTAAGAGCATATGGTGGATTAGGACATCATGAAAACTATAAAATAGGTAGAGTGCTCAGAGATATAACTTTTTCTGGAAAAGGTTTTGTTAATAAACCCGCTAATCCAGATAGTATTATATTTAATTCTGACAATCTAAAAATTAGTAAAGGTTATATAATAATAGAACCTAATAATAATTATATTATTTTATCCGATAACAAAGAAAAAAATATCAATTTATCAAAAATAGGTGTAAGTAATTGTTACGTTAATTCTAAGGAGAATATTAATATGAATTCAGATAATCAAGTTGAAAATACCGAAACAAATACAGATTCTTCAAATCAGCTAACAGAGGCATTAAATCTAGTTTCATCATTAAAAAATGAACTAGCTCAAGCTCAAGTATCTTTAGCTGAAAAAGATAAGCAATTAGAAGAATATCTAAATAAGCTTAACTTAACTGATGAAGATCGTAAAACAATTCAAGCTCAACTAGACGAAACATTAGCTCGTGAAAATTCTACTGTTGAAAGACTAAAAGCTGAGTTAGTTGCTGCAAATGAACTTATCGCAGCTTATAAAGCTAAAGAAGAAGAAACAGCTAAAAAAGAGAAAAAAATGAAAAGAGTTTCTGATCTAATGGAAGCTGGTCTGGATAATGATACAGCAGTCTCAAGCGTCGAACAGTTTGAATCTCTTGACGATAATTCTTTTGATAATATCAAAACATTGATTACTGCTGTTAAAAAATCTCCTCTAACTAAAGAAGAAAAAGATCAGCTAGAGGATAAAGAAGAACAAGATGAAGAACAAGATAAAACAGAAGATTCAAAGTCTTCGGTAGTCTTAGCCGATGTATCTATTCTTGAAACAGTAGAAACAGAACAAACAGCTGATTTAAGTGTTGGTGGTGAAGTTGCAACATCCGAATCTTCAACACGAGCTGCTTTGGTAGATTTTGTGTATAATAGACTAGGCAAAAAACCACATAATAAGGGAGAGTAAATATGGCTCTAAAACCAGATCGTATTGAATCTTACACTGATATCTCATTTTTTTGTGATACAGTATCTGAGCGTGGCGGTATAGTATCCCATGTTACCGGCGGTAGCGGTGTAAGCATGGATGATGCTAATTCTGTTGTCAGATATGCGACTAATCAATCAGGCACTAAGCCAGCAGGCTTACTATTGAACGATGTTGTTAATATTGATTTAACTAGACAGCATATCAATTGGAATAAAGATGAAGTCCAAGTTGGTGGTAAAGTTACTCTGCTTCGTCAGGGTCAAGTAACAACCAATATGGTAGCTGCTGTAACTCCAGCAATTGGTGATGATGCATACTATGGCGCTAGTGGATTACTAACCAATGTTAGCACTAACAGTGTTAAGGTTGGCAGATTCCTAAGCGTCAAAGATGTTAATGGTTATGTTAAAGTTGACATCAATATTACCTAATTTTATAATGGAGAATAAACTTATGACCACAAATAGATTTGAACCCACACCAGAACTAACAGATCTTCTAGTACGTTCTGGTTCACAGAATAGAGAAGTTAGTTTAGCAGCCTGCCATGAGTTTGCTAAAGCTCTTGAGCTACCATTGCGTAAAGGTATTCTAAGCGGCGATATTCTAAGTGGTCTCTTTGAGCCAATCAAATTGGCCCCAGGAGCTACCCCAGAATTCCCACTAGACTTTCTTGCTCCAGGTAGCGAAAAAGATTTTGTTGCTTATGTTATTCCTAATCACGGTTATATCCCAGAAAGACATGTCGAAGGCGATTATGTCATGGTTCCAACATATGATGTTGGCGCTAGTATTGACTATCTCCTAAAGTATGCTCGTGATGCTCGTTGGGATGTTGTTGGTCGTGCTATGGAGGTTCTAGAGGGTGCTTTTGTTAAGAAGATGAACGACGACGGTTGGCACACATTGCTAGCCGCTGGTGTTGATCGTAACATTGTTGTATTTGATAGTGATGCTGCTAATGGCCAGTTTACAAAGAGATTAGTCTCTCTCATGAAAACAGTAATGAGACGTAATGGCGGCGGTAACTCTACAAGTATTAACAGAGGCAAACTGACTGACCTTTATATCTCGCCAGAAAGTATGGAAGATATCCGTAATTGGGGTATTGACCAAGTTGACGAGATTACTCGTAGAGAAATCTATGTTGCAGATGATGGCACTCTAAATCGTGTATTTGGTATTAACCTACATGATCTTGATGAATTGGGCGAAGGCCAGCAATATCAGCTATTCTATAGCGATATTCTCGGAGCTTCACTACCCGGTTCAAAGAGCGAGCTTGTTGTTGGCCTTGATCTTCGCAATCGTGATAGTTTCATTATGCCAATAAGAGAAGAAGTACAGATCTTCGAAGACGATACTTTACATCGTCAGCGTAGAGCTGGTTACTATGGACATGCTGAAGTAGGCTTTGCCGTGCTAGATAACCGTAGAGTTCTTCTAGGCGCCGTCTGATCCTAAGATCTGCATTATAGTGTTATGTAAATAAGAGAGCCAGAGGTATCTGGCTCTCTTTTTTTTTTAAGGGTGTATATTACAGATAATATCATATTAGTAAAATCAGAGACTAATTATTATGCCAGCAAGCAAATATGATTTTTCTATCGAGCAAGGAACATCTTTTAAATTAGCATTAACTTATAAAGATTCTCAACAAACTCCCATAGATATTACCAATTGGTGTGCTAGATTAATTTGGACAACAGATGATGGATCTTCTCAAGCTTTTAGTACAACTAATAATGATAATAGCATTTATAAGTTTGATATTATTGGACCAGATGGAAAACTAATATTACAAATACCAGCAAATACTACTAATCAGTTTTTATTTAATAAGGCTAAATATGATCTGGAATTAGAAAGTCCATATGATATGTATACCGGAGGAGGAAAAGAAACTATTAGATTATTATTTGGAACAATAAAAATTACTCCTAGATATAGTGAAACTAATACTCTATTAGATTGTCAAACATGAATGATTTTATTGTAATAGTAGAAAATAATGAACCAAATACTATTTCTATAGAAACTAGTTTTTTAGACAATATAGATACCATAGAAATAGAAAGATTTTCAGCTCCTAGTGTAAATATATTAAGTGCTTCTACTATTATTAATGTTAGTGATTTACCTGATATTCCTTTTAGTAAAATAACAGGAAATTTGGATGTATCAAGAATAAGTAATTTGGATGCTTATCTTAATAGCTATACTTTTGATTGCGGCACACCATAACTTTTTTATTTTAATGGAGAATACATCATGCCAGCCCTCACCACTATTCAGTTAAGAAGAGGAACATCAGCTCAATGGGCTAGTTCAACAAATGCATTAGCTCAAGGAGAAATGGGCTATGATACCACGATTAAAAAATTCAAAATAGGAGATGGTACTAGTTTATGGTCTAGTTTACCATGGGCAAATATAACAGGATCAGATTTTGTAGCTGGTAGCGGTATTAATTTATCTTATAATTCGCCATCAGGATCAGTAACAGTTTCAGTATCAGGATTATCATCATCTTCTATTAGCGATTTTAATAGTAGTGTTAGCGGATTATTACCTGTTAAAAGTATCACAGCTGGTAATAATATTACTATTACTCCTTCTGGAGACAAAAATTTTGTTATTAGTTCACCAGTAAATTCAGCTACTGTTCAGGATCTTATAGGATCCACTATAGTTGCAGGTAGTGGCATAAGAACAAGTTATGATAGTATTAATAAGGTAGAAACTATATCGGTTAGCGGATTAAATGCTTCTTATATTAGTGATTTTAATACTACTGTTAGCGGATTAGTAAATGGTATATATGCTCCATTAGTTAATCCAGCTTTAACAGGAACTCCCACAGTTCCTACAGCAGCTGTTGATACTAATACTAATCAAATAGCTAGTACCTCATTTGTTCTTAATCAAGCATCATCTAGCACTCCACTAGCTAATGGAAGTGCTGCTGTGGGTATTTCAACAAGATATGCTAGAGCTGACCACGTTCATCCAACTGATTCATCAAGAGCAGCTTTGTCTGGTGCAGTATTTACAGGATCAGTTTCTATTCCTAGTGGTACTGGTAATTTTAATACTTTAACAGTAAATAATACTTCTGTTAGTGTTAGTGGTCATACTCATACATCAGCAAATATTACAGACTTTAATAGTGCTGTTAGTGGACTATTAAATGTAAAAAGTTTGGCTCAAGGAAGTGGTATTGGAATAGTTAATAATGCTGGAGTTCAAACTATTAGTGTTACTGGTATTCCAAGTTCTTTTATAACAGATTTGGGCAACTTAGCTACTACCCAAGTTATTGGCAGAACAGGAATTGCTCTAACATATGATTCTGTTAGTGATATTATGTATATTGATGTTTCTGGGGTGTCTTTTAGTGGACATAAACATGTTTGGGGTGATATTACTGATGCTTCAACTAAAGCCTCATTAACAGAATTATCTTATTTATCCGGTGTTGTTCCTGGATCAGCAAGTGCTAGTAGAGCTTTGGTGGTAGACTCTAGTAAAAATTTAACAGGTATTAATAGTTTAATTACAGCTAGTGATTTAACTGTTGGAGGTAATCTTACTGTTCAAGGAACCACAACAACAGTTAATAGTACTACTGTTAATATTGGTGATAATATAATCAGAGTTAATACTAGCGGATTAAATACTGGTGGGCTAGAAGTTTATACTGGTAGTACTACTCAATCGGTATTATGGAATAATACATCTAATAGATGGGAATTTAGTGGTGGAAATATTTATACTAGCGGTAGTTTTATAGGAAGTTTAAGCGGAAATGCTAGCACTGTTACTAATGGTATTTATACTACAGATGTTGGAACTGTTACTAACTCTATGTTGGCTGGTAATATAGCTAATAGTAAATTAGTAAATAGTTCTGTTACTATTGGTTCAACCCCAGTAGCTCTTGGTTCAACAATAACATCAATATCTGGACTATCAACAGTAACATCTAATACTTTTGTTGGATCTTTGAGCGGCACAGCCACCAATGTTATAACTAATGCTAATTTGACGGGTCCAATAACTAGTATCGGTAATGCTACTACCATATCATCAGGAGCTATAGATAACTCTCATATTAGTTCATCTGCTGGTATATCTTATAGTAAACTAAATCTTTCTAATAGTATAACTAATAATGATATTAGTAGTAGCGCAGCAATAGCTATTACTAAATTAGCTAGTAGTGGAATTACAATAGGATCAACATTTTATAGTTTAGGATCAACAGTTTCATCATTAAGTGGCTTAACCAGTATTGGTGGATCTAGTTCGTCAAGCCCCACCACCTTGTCATACTGTGTTATTGATGGCGGTACACCCTGATTTTACCAAAATAAAAGGAGAATAATTTATGGTCTCATTTTTTAGTTTTGGTAATAAATTTAAATTTAATTCAAATACTAATAAAGTTGTAATATCAAATAATAGTTTGCTCAATACTAATTCAGCAGCTATAGGAGCAGCAGCATTTTGGAATGGTGGGTTAAATTTTAATAGTGTGGGTACTAATGGTAAAAGTAGTAGTTATGGGACTTTTGATCAAACAGGATTAGCTTGGGAATGGTGTGATGCTAATTCTACTAGTAACACATATAAGGTTATTCGTGGAGGAGATATTAGTAATACTGGTGGAATAGCCAACTACTATAATAGTGATAAAAGTAAAAGATACTTAAAAACAACAACTGGAGGAGATACTAATCCGGTATCTTTTGTAACATCTCCTAATAGAAACAAAGGAAAACCACAAGATCAAGATTGGAGTGGTCGTATAGTATCAATATCTAATCCACTCAGTTTAAATAATTATGTTACTATAGGAAATACTAATAATTCTAGTGATACTAATGGATATGGATCAGTTAGCTATTCTTACCAAATTAGCAAATATTTATTAACTAATGATGAATATTGTGCATTTTTAAATCTTAAAGCGGTTTCTGATCCTAATCAGTTATATGCCACTCAAATGAGTACCGAAAGAGTAGGAGGCATAGTAAGATCAGGGGTCTCAGGATCATACTCATATTCTGTTAAAACTAATATGGGTAATAAACCAGTATATTTTTTAAGTTGGTTTAGTTTAGCTAGATATTGTAACTGGCTACATAATGGAATGGGCTCAGGATCCACAGAAACTGGAGCATATACTCTTAATAATGCTTTAACTGGTATTATTAATAAAAATGTTGGAGCTAATTATTATATACCAAATGAAAATGAATGGTACAAAGCTGCATACTATAAAGGAGGCAGTTCTAATGCTGGATATTGGAAATTTGCTACACAAAGCGATAGTATTCCTCAAATAGTCGCATCAACATTAAATGGTGATGGAACTATCAGAAATGTTAGCATAAAACCAGTTAATACTATAGGATCTAATGTTAGCGTAACTGGTATTAATGATAGTATATATAATGTTGGTATATCAATAAATTATGCTCAAATTAGTAGTAGCGGAGTTACAAAAGTTACTCCAGTAACATTAAATGATCCTAAATTACCAGTTAATTTTAGTTTAAGTAATAGTTTAGGCAAATATAATATATCTACTACTTCATCAAGATCGGGTAATATTGATATTTGTTTTACTTTACCATCTACTATTAGTTTAAGTACTTTTAATAAAACTAAAGTATTTCATACCTCATCTGGAATTACAACTAATGTTACCATAACCACAGGAGCTAATGCTCCAAATTTCTCTAATAAAACTATATGTGCTAGAGTTAGTAATTTTAGTGATTTTCATATTATACCAGAAAATGATAATTTTAATTATGCTATTCCTTCTAATGTTAGTGGATCAGTTAGTAATGGGAGTGTTAATTTAAACTGGAATATGAGTGATACTACAGATATATTTGATTATAGCATTAAATATAGTAGTGATAGTGGTAATAGTTGGAGTGAGTATAATCATTTACCAAATTCTGGTTTATCATTAGTTGTTGATGGATTAACCAACAATACCTCATATCTATTTAGCGTGGCAGCTATTGGATTATCTGGCATAGGTAATTATTCATCCTATAGTTCATCATTAACTCCAGTAGCTAGTGTTCCTGATATTGTTACCGGATTGTCTGGATCCCCAAATATTAATTCTGTAGATTTAATTTGGAATGTTCCAAATAACAATGGATCAAATATAATAAATTATTCTGTTCAATATAGTAGCGATAGTGGCTCAACTTGGATTTCATCAAATGATCCGTTATATTTGTTTGCTGATGATGTTTCAACCACCAGAAATTTAACAGTTACAAACTTAAATTCTTCTAATAGTTATATTTTTAGAATATCTGCTATTAATAGTATTGGTTCTGGAAATTATAGTAGTTATAGTAATAGTATTATTCCATTAAGCAATATACCAAATTGTGATTTTGTTATTAGTGATACTATAACTATTAGTGCTACTCCTACAGTAACACCATCACCAACACCAACAAATACTCCTGCTCCTAAATTTACTCCTATGTCAGTTTTACTTACAACCGGTGATACTTATACAGTACCATCCGGTGCTACTACAATGAAGGCTTGGGCGGTGGGTGGTGGCGGAAAAAATGTTGGCGGTGGTGGTGGAGGCTGCGCATACAAAACGTGGTCTGTTACTAGCGGCCAAACAATTTCCTATACTGTGCCATCTGCAAGAACAACAACAAATGGCAATGGAGGCTCGGCCACTGTTACCGCATCTGGGGTCACTATTACAGGCGGGGGAGGGGGAGGGGTAGGTTACTTTCAGCCCGGAGGAGGTTTCTCGGGAGGTGACGGAGGCGCTAATGGCGGTTCCGGTGGTAGTGTCGAGGGAGGAAGTTATGGTGGCGCAGTGGGCGGAAATAGCGTTACGGCCTCTTGCGGCAGGAGAACAATGACCGACGTATCTGGACTAAAAGCCGCACTATCTCTTGCGGGTGTAAATACCACCGAAACCTGCGGCAGCACGGCTGCATTTGGCAGCGGCGCATATGGAAGCAAATATGCAAACCCCAGTTTGCTAAGTCCCGGCCTTGGCGGGGGGGCGGGGGAGGAAAATTATGGTCATACTAATTCAGGTGCAGGGGGCGGCGCGGTTGTGCTGTATTTCACATGAGCGAGATTCTTCGGGCACCTAACGGAAACGCAATTCTGTTGACCCCTCGCGGCGGATCGCATTCGCTAGCGACAGTTGCAATGCAAGTGTTCTGGCAGAATTCATTTGTTGGCGAGCAGGGTCATCCTGCGTGGTACTTCGGGGAGCAGGAAGCATGGACGGGCACCAATCGAAATGTAGGCATCATCGTCCGCAACCCAATTGAACGCTTCCGCAGCACGGTCGCTCATCGACCAGAGTTGACGCTGGAGGAACATCTCGCGCAGCCCGTCTACGGTCCGCTGACGAAGGGCAACTTTGCCCGTTACTTCCGCTTCGAGGATCAACTCAACGAAGCCGCCGAATGGTTGGGCCTGCCGACGCCTCTACCGCAGGAGGACGCGAGCGACCCGGCACTCAAGCCGACGCTCACCGCAGAGCAAGAGGCCCGCGTGCGCGAACTCTACGCCGATGACATCGCCCTCTGGCAGTCCCTCCAGCCATAACGCGCATGCTCCGCCCCCTCTACGCCCTGTTCGGTGCGCTGGCCGCCGCGAGCCTCACGGCGTGCCTGCCGCTCGGCGAGATGTGGCTGATCGAGCAGACGCCGCTGGTGCGATGGATGGCGGCGGACCCGGAGTACGGATACGAGACGTATCGCTCGCTGGGCGTCGTGCTTCCGTGGCTCGCGACTCACAACGGCATCGCGGGCGCGGCAATCGGGTGGTGGTGCGGTGGACGGCAACTGCCAGACAGCAGCAATCGCCGGTAGCGTGGGTGTAGGCATTTAGCCGGGCACGACCCGGGCCAGGAGGACACATGAGCCAGGTACGGATCCGCACGAGC